CGGAAGGCTGGTGTTCCTCGGGTCTCAGCGCGAAAGAATACAGGTTGATACCGGTATCAGGGGCGCGAGTGTGGTGCTGCCAAGGCTGAACGAGGTCGAAGTAAGTTCCTTCGCGCTCAGAGAAGCGGTCCTGGCCGTTAAGCTGGAGCTTGGCAGTGACGACTGGGTTCTCACCCCAGCAGTGCATGTCGAGAGAAGTCTCGGTGAGGACGAAAGTTCCGGCGTCAGAGACACCAGAAGCCTTATCACTAGAGAAGTTGGTGTAGTTGGCAGAAGTGGCCGCAACATCCTGACCAAGCTGCCACCAAGAAGTGTTGGTGGTGTAGACATCAGCAGAACCGGCGTCGGTGAAGAGACCAGAGGCGTTGATGTAGGCGTTTCCGGAAGCGTTGACAACACCGTCGTGGGAACCGAAGGCCATGATGGCGTTGGGGAGGGCGTCAACAGCGTCGGTGTAGTTGAAGGGCTGAGCACCGAGGAGACGGTTGAGAACGGAACCAGACTCAAGGGAAGAGCAATAGTCGACGTTCTTGTCGGGCTGGACAACCCAGATAAGCTCCTTAACAGGGTGGTTGAAGTTGAGCTTAATCTTGTTGGAAGAGGAACCGACGGACTCATCACCAGTGAACTGGAGCTGCTCGATGAGGTACTCGTGGGGGTTCTGGGCCATACGCCTGCGCTCATCAGTGTCCAAGAAGACGTAGTCGACGTAGAGGGAGGCAGCGACGAGAGACTGGTTGTAGGCGGAGGTGACCTTGACAGCAGAGGTGGTGCTGGCGTTGTTCAGGGAGGACATGGCCCACAAGCACTCCTCAATAGGGCGGATATCAAGATTAATCTTGACCTCGTGGTACTGAAGGGCGATGAGGGGAAGGGCCAGACCGGGGTTGCGGCAGAACCAGAACTGGAGGGGGACATAGAGGGTGGTCTCGGGGAGAGCATTGCGGGGAGCGCAAACCTGGCGAGGAGCGGTGGCGTCGCAAGGTCCGTCGATGTCGTTGAAGGAGGGGTCGGTGATGAAGGTGAGCTGGCTGGTGTTGCCGATCATCTTGAAGTAACCGCGCTGCTGCTCGGTAGACATGGTAAGCTGGTTCCAGATGTGCATCCAGTCACCGTACTGGCGATCGATGCGCTGGCCTCCGATCTCAACCTCAACCTGAGAGATGAGCTGCTCACCGGGGAAATCGAGCCAACGAGCGTAGACGTTTCCGACGGAGCCGTTCTTCAAAGTCTGGCTAATCTCGGGGAGAGTAACCTGAAGGTAAGTGCGGTACGCCAAATCACCGTTACGGGAGATGGTGCAGGTCACACGGCGACCGAAGTCAGCCTGGCCGTTGAAAGTCTGCTCAATAGACTCCATGGCGAAGTTGGTGTGACGCTTGTAGGAAACCTTCCAGAAAGTAATCTGGGGGTTACCAGTCAGGTAAACGTCTTGGGCGCCATAGGCGACAAGTTGCATAAGTCCTCCACCCATTGTAAAATGCTTGTTATACTATTGAAAAAGAAAAAAAATTCGCGAAATTGACATATTTTCCGCAAAATCGAATGGACCTGAATGAAATACAAATTAAACAAAAATTGCTAAACCTTCTTATATACGATTTTATTACAGTGGCGACATTCAGGTGGAAATTATGTCGTTATTCAAGTATAAACCGCCTAAAAAGATTGTGCTTGACGAGAGAAGCATAACCACACTAGATAGTAAACATAAAGAGTTACAGTCGGATTTTCAATATATACAAGATACAATTATTCCGGGTCTTGAAAATGAGAGAAACATGCTAAAAGAACGGTTGAATCTACTGAAGGGGGTTCCGCCGGGGGGTCCGCCGGGGGTTCCGCCCCCCCGCGACGGGAACTTCGTTTTATTGGTTGCGTCAGGGGGTGCGCCGGGGGGTGCGTCAGGGGGTGCGCCGGGGGGTGCGTCAGGGGGTGCGCCGGGTGGGGTGCCGGGGGGTGCGCCGGGGGGTGTTTCGGGAGGAGGAAACAATTCCGCCTTAATGTATTCGTCTGAATCGGTTGGCGAAGCGCGAGGTGGCGTAGTTGCGGATGGGACCGTAGGGACCGCAGCGACGAAGCCACCGAGCAACATCGACGAATGCCTAGAGATTCGCGATCGCATTAAAGAAATCAATGCAACGATTAAAAAGCACCAACAAGATTATAAAAACTATTACCTTCACAATAGCGAATATATCTTCGAGTATTTTGAAACCAAGAAAACAATCACGAGTGGCGGTTCGATGAAAACAAAATCCCTAAATGCATTCTTCAATCTTCCAGAAGCCAAGAAAACCGAGGAACTATTCAAGAATCAACACAATAATGTTGAAAAATACCTGGCGAGTATCGATCAGACCTACATGGATGTTTCTAAATATGTCTACCCCACAGACATCTGCCAGTTTTGCCACAAGGGAGAAATGATTCCGATTGATAGCGAAGGTATTATGGTGTGTAATCAGTGTGCAAAGCAGGTGGTATTTCTTATCGACAATGAGAAACCGTCATATAAGGAACCGCCTAAAGAGGCGTGTTTTTACGCGTATAAACGCATCAACCACTTCCGCGAGATTCTGGCGCAATTCCAGGCGAAAGAGACGACGTGTATCCCCGATAATGTGCTTGAAAGCATCAAACAGCAAATCAAGAAGGAGCGGATTGAAATCTCTCAATTCACCGATAAGAAAGCAAAAGAAATCATGAAGAAACTAGGGTTTAATAAATATTACGAGCATATACCATTTATTAAAGATAAGTTGGGGATTAAACCGCCGGTCATGACACCTGACCTAGAAGACCGATTGTGTAACCTCTTCATGGAAATACAGGGACCGTATGCGAAATTCTGCCCGGATGACCGTGTGAATTTCCTGAACTATTATTATACAGTGTACAAATTGTGCGAACTGCTGGGGCGACGCGAATTCCTGCCGTTTTTTCCGATGTTGAAAGACCGCGAGAAGCGGATAGAACAAGACCAGATATGGAAGAAGATATGTATTGAACTGGATTGGGAATTTATTGCGACGCCGTAGATGGGGTAAAATTTTGCATAAATGCATTCGAAACACAAGGATTCGCTTTATTCGGAATGTCTTTTGCAAATTTACTATAGTTTGTAAATGTATCTATTTCATTTTTTTTATTATAATTGCTCTGCGAGTTATTCACATATGCTTTACATTGTGAAACATTAGTAAATGCCCCCCCCCCCCTCATCATCTTCCTAGATTTCGCATTCTTGCGTCGGGAACTACGAACGCGGCGACGCCGATGCGCGGTTTTTTTATAGGCCATTGGATGAGTATTATATATTATGGCGCCATAAAAATATAATGCTACCATAATATCATTGTTCATCATCATAATCATCATCATAATCATAATCATCATCACCATAATCAGATTGGTTTTCTTTAGTATCAGCCTCTGACGCATCATTACCAAATTCAAAATCATCAAGGTCATTCTCATCTATCGTTATATCGGAAGCAAGTATTTTGTCTTTACGTGGCCATTTCATTATAAATATTCCATTTGGGTCGTTATTTACCCAATTGCCTTCTGCGACTTTACCGTCTTTGTAATGCAGAGACCCATTCCCTTGTCTTCTATCTTTATACCATTGACCAACGTATTTCTTACCATTTTGATAATCCATAGACCCATTCCCGTGTCTTCTATCTTTATACCATTTGCCGGTGTATTTTGTCCCATCATTGTATTTCATCGTTCCACTACCATTCCTTTTTCCGAAGTGCCACTGTCCATTATAAACATCATCGTTTGTCCATTTCATCTCTCCTTGTCCATGTGGTATATTCCGTTCCACCGAAATTTGTCCTTTATAGTTAGCGTAACCATTGCTGTCATTGTCAGGATATACTATTGTTCCACGGTAACCGCCTCGCATACAGTTCTTTCGCGATTTTATATTTGTTCTTTTTAATTTGCGTTTGGACTTTCGAAAGCGTTTTTTGGTTTGTTTTGCCATTATTGTTGAATATTATATATTATGGTGCCATAAAATATAATGCTACCATAATATCCCTCACTACGGTTCATTCCCTACTCCCCCCCCGACTCTTTCCAACAATACCTGATACTCTCCAATCACCTGCCGATAACCATTCTCAAGTAAATATGGAATACTGTATCGCCCCTTCGTATTTGTAATATTGTCGCCAATATCATCGATTAAAATAATCCCATTCTCACTCATGATGTCTTTTTCCACGAGTTGCTTCGCATCATTCAAATGTTGGATACACGCTTCTTCGCCACTCTCCATATGGTCCATGTAGAGAAAATCAATGGTCGCGTGGTCGGAGGCAGTGCCAGTGTGTGCGAAGTCTTTCAGAAAATCCGAGGAATACCCTTGCACAATATGGACATTCTTGTTATGTCCACACATGGTCATTACAATCTGAATCGCATTCTCATTAGGGTCGACGGTATATAGATTATAATTGCGACCATCTAAATTATCAGAAAACACCTTTGTGAATATTCCGGCGCCCCAATCCCAGCATTTCGGTTCGTCCGGTCGCCAGTATTGTATATCGGTTTTCATACAGCCTAGACTATCGCCTGAAACAAAACTGCGACTGGTACCCAATTCAACAATATTGTACGGTGTCTTAGAAGCGTGACCATGCATACGCTCCAATATAAGTTCATACGACTTTTCAAACGTGTTTTTTCGTCGACCAAAGAAATCGGAATATTTCATTTTCTATGATTACAAACTGAAATATTTATATTCAAATAATATAGTTTCAAACCTTCGTCCATGACTCGGGAAACATGTCGCGTGTGTCATGCGACACGCCTGGACCGAACCATACGCTCGGGTAGCAGACAACCTTCTCCGGGTTCGCATTGAAATACGCGCCCCACCAACTAAACGTGCTATTCGCGATGATATTATGGTCGCATACACTCATTAGAAGCATCTGCTGCCAATCCGCGATTGTATCGCGCACGAAATGAAACTCGATATCGTGTGACAAGGCAGCGCATCGTTGTTTTAGTTCCAATACGGTTTGAGATACAATGTCTTTATCACATGATTCATAAAATACAAGGAATGTATACGCCCCTGTTGCCCCCGTTGCCCCCGTCGCTGTTACCATGTGTTGTATTGCACGATAATAATAGTCTATAGGTGCGATTGGATGGATGTGTGAAATTTGTACATAGTCGCCGATTCGAAAATGTAGACTCACCAATATGCGTTTGTTGGTCCCGGTCCCACCCCCGTCACTCAAGTAATCATTTCCATACAATTGTTTCACCCATGTTTGTTGCTCTCGTAGTTGTATGATATCACATACTTCCGTGTATTTGTCAGAGAAATACCGGTCACTTTGAAAGTACCCATGAAGACGAAGTGGTTTCGGATATTTCAGCGTTTCCGTCGGCGTAGGCGTGTAATGAAACCCGATTTCATCCCATCGTGGCAATGATTGAAACATTCGGTCATTTACGTCATTTGACGGGGTAAGATACTTTCTCAATCCACGGAATAGACTAGACCAAAATGTATAACGTGGATATCCAGGTGTCCCCGGTAACTCATGATATTGCATGAAAAAGAACGTGTCCTTATTTCGAAGTGCAGTCGCAACCGTCGTAAATATTTGAAATAGTTGGTTTCCCAACCCGCCCATAATGGTTGTCGTTATCATCTCATATACTAAAGAAATAGGATTCACCGTTTAAGTTTGTTATTCTGGTGTAAACGGGTATAAATAATAATATCATTAGTCTATTATTATTCTACTATTATTCTACTATTATTCTACTATTATATGCGATGTTGCGCAAATTTTCTGATATAAAACATGCAATCTATATCAATCTGGATTCGCGTAATGACCGACGTGAACTCTTTGAAAAACAGTTCGAGGAACTTACAACGCGCTATCCAGAAGATTTCAAATTTACGCCAGTCCCGCGATTTTCCGCAATCAAAGACGACGTGAATGGTGCAATTGGTTGCACAAAGAGTCATATCGAGTGTTTACGTACTGCAAAAAATAACGGATGGGACCATATTCTTATATTTGAGGATGATGCGTTACTCATTCATCCGGAAATCCTTGTTCATCAGGTGTCATCATTCCTTTCGCGGTTTCACAATGATGACTGGGATGTGGTATTATTCTCTGGCAATAATTATCCGCCATTTAAAATTGAACCACCTGACTGTTTTCGTATATCGAATTGTAAAACAACGGGGTGTTACCTAGTATGCAGTCGTTATTATGACAAACTCATTCGGAATTTCGAAGAAGGTCTCGAAGGACTCATCGCGAATCCAGGAAATGCAACCGCATATGCATGTGATTCATACTGGAAACGTCTTCAGTGTGAAGACAGGTGGTATTTAATTACACCGGTATGCATAATACAGCGCGCCGGTTATAGTGACATTGAAAAAAAGGAAGTAGAATATGAAAAGCAAATGACTGACCTTGTCAAAAAGAAGCGTACTACTACTAAATAACTCACGGTATGCAGTCGACCGATATTATACATCGCGCGAGGTTAACCATCCGTCAAATAACGGTCAACTACCCACCACCCGAAATCACGGTCTGTAGGGTAATGATGACCCGCCATAATCCGTATATTTGCGCACTTGGTAGCGGCTTCCATCAACGCCTGCGTCTTCGCCGGGAATCTCCGCGCCAATATTTTCGCTAAATAATATGTCTGAACGGCGTGACCGGAAGGATAGGCGGGGGTGTTGCCTGATTCTGACCGTAATAATGTACCATTCGTTTCGTTAATAAGATCCGGCGCGATTTGAGCTGGTCGCGCGCGGTTGTAAAACCATTTCAATGTCTTAATAACGAACATGACACGAGTATTCGTAATAATCCGGTCCATTTCATCTACTGACATTTCGTCGGATGTAATCACGGATGCAAATGCTGCAGCTGGATTCATATCCGTCATACGAAAGAAAGCCACGTCACTCGGCATTCGCTTCATAACGTATTCTGTCATCACTGTATGAATCTCAGTGCGACTATCGGGGAATGCAATACCGATACCTGGTATTGTCAAGTTGAATGATGGATACCACCAATAATAGCGTTTTTGCTGAACGAGAAGAACCAGAACATACACAATTCCTAAAACAATGAAGATTCTAAAACGGTCTGGGTCGCGTTCGATAATATGGTAATAATAAGAGTTGAATCGTTCGCGATATTCGGATACTGCACCGCTTTCTTTTTTAGGTGGAGGTACACCTACCCATGTTCGAAGTTCATGTAGTCCTGGTAATACAACCATACTTCTTTAATATATACTACTGAAGCATATATTATAGTAAACTGGTCTATCGGGGTGGGTGAGGTATACCGGTGTATCCGGTGTATCCGGTGTATCCGGTTATTTAGACACGAAGAGGTGTGGGGAAACCGACGAGGTTGGCACCGATACCGAATCCAGCACCGGTTCTAGCGCTAACGGCCAGACTGGGAACATAAGTGTCAAGGATACTGAATGTTGCGGCCGCAGTGAGAGCAATGAGGGCCACTTCATCAAACGACAAACTGCGTTTAGGGATGGCGTAGGCCGCAATAGCGACCATAACACCCTCAACAAGGTATTTAATGGTTCTCTTAACGAGTTCACCTAAATCAAAAACTCCGGACATTTGAGTATTTATTATAAATAATGATAAGAAATTAAAATGGAATGGAATGAAATGGAATGAAATGGAATCGAATGCGTAAAATACTTAAATAAAGTATACCTTAGTATATTATAAATCGAAGGTTTCAGTTCGCGATGTCAGTTCCTCCTCCTCCTTCCGGCGTTGAATTAAAGAACACAAGTTCCGGTGATGTAAATCCTAAATATATTGACTTGTTAGAGGAAGATAAACCGATTGCTGGTCAGAAGTTCGCATGTCTCTCGTTTGTGTCTCCAGAATCTATTTTGAAGCAGAAAGACCATTTCTTTTTTGAAAAGTTTCTCCATTATTGGGACTATCAAAAGTCCATGGAGAAATTCGTACAATTCCTTAACTTTGTGTCCTTCAAGTATCATATCAATTTCGAGAAGGTGTCGACCGACTTTCAAGAGTTTGCTAAAGAAGAGAAAGAAACCCTGCAAAAGACGAATATCTATGATGAATACAAGACATTCTTAGACAAGCACGAGGATGACCTCGAAAATGAGTTCAATGAAAAGCATAATTTCCAGACTTCAGTGCGCGGGTTGAAGGTGCGCGGTGTTTTTGGGTCGCAGAAGGAGGCCGAGTTGCGTTGTCAGATGTTGCGTGAGGTGGACCCCAATCACGACGTCTTCGTCGGTCCTGTCGGCATGTGGGTGCCGTTTCATCCTGATGCATATAAGACTGGGCGCGTCGAGTACATGGAAGAGACCTTGAACCAGTTGATGGCGGAGAAGAAGAAGAATGAGGAGCAGGCCAAGACGGAGTTTGATAAGCGTGTCAAGGAGACAAAGGCGAAGGCGATTCAGGAGAATATCAAACTGGCCAAGGAAAGCGGGAACAAACTCACGCAGATGTTGGCGAAGGACGGTGAGACGTTGGTCGATGCAAAGCCGAAGGACCTCGCGAGCAGTGACGCGGTCGAGAGTGTCGGTGGCGGCATTTGGAACGCGAGTGATGAGACGGCATCTGTTACCATGACGGTTGAAGAGATGCGAAAGGAACTCTTTGAAAGCGAGGATGTCGTCATGGATAAGAATACAGACCACGGATTGTCGCGGTTGACGGGGGCGGGTGCGCCGGAGGCGGGGGCGGAGGAATAAGTATTTGAATATTTCGAGATAATGAAAAAGAATTATGATTATTATTACTACTGATATCGCAGTCCTATCATTTTAGACGGACTGTGCAGTGCAGTAATAATAATCTTGAAAGACTGTTTTGTCTTTCACACTGCGGCTCATTTTTGCGGTGGAAAAGCCTTCGGATTCCGAGGCTTTCGCGATTGTATTCCACGTTTTGAGGACTTGATTGGAACCTACTAACCGCTTTTCCACCTTCTTGCCTGTGGTTGAAAGTTGGACGCCGATGATGGGATTTGCGCCCTGTTCTTGGATGATGGATTGTTTCAATTCGGTATAATTTTGACGTAAGCACAGTCCGTAATACCCTTCGTTACTTGTGTTTTCCGACCAAATCGTCGACTTGAGTGCGTTTTTGGACGCATTGAGATAGGTCTTCAGGTTCTTCATGTCGTTTTCGCTTGGTGTCTGTCCCACAGAGATTTTCCATTGCTGATACTCTTTCAGGAGTGTAGAATTCAGGATTTTGCCACGGTCGGAGAATTGGCAGCACTGGAATATAAATGTCTCAACACTAAACTGTGCTGGGTTTTCGGCCTCGGTTGCGATAACCTTCTTATATTCAATTGTGTTCAGTTTAACACCCTGGTAACAGTGTACTCCGTGTAGTCTTACTTGCTTGAACCTGACGTCCATATAATGCTTCAATGCGTGGAATGTATCCTTCGCAGGCTTTGTTTGAGACCATAAACGAAACCGGCCTTCGATATTGACGGATTCTTCATCTACATCGGGACGCACAATACAGCATTTCGTGACGAATTCATTGAACCTTTGATTGAGTTCATCCCCTGGAATGAGGACGTGTGCGAACGGAGACGCATTATCTTTCGCAGCGACTTCAATCACTTGTGACTGTTGTGCAGTCTTCTCTTTGAGTTCATTATTGGCGAGGGTGAGTTCGTGGATGGCCTTCTTTTTCGATTCGAGGTCACTGGCAAGCTTCGCGTTCTCGGCCTCCAATTCTTGATTACGCTGAATAAGCCTGTTAAAGTTTTCCACATTGTACATTGTAGCGTGAATAATGTCTTCGATGTGCTTTGTAAGGCGGGCAATCGTGAAATTGGTGCTGTCATATGCGATGATTTCGGTTTTATTTTTACCTGCGACTTCAATCATGCGAAGTTGACGCTTGATTTTTGGGTGCGATTTAATGTGGTTCTCAATTTCAGATCTATTGGTCACACGAAATGCCGCGGCGAGAATGAAGTTCGTGTATTTCTTGTGATGGTCGGCGACGCGAGTAGCGAGGTCGTTAGTCTGTCCGAATTTGATGAGTTTTTCGTTGTCGGCGTTGGTGTTGTCAATGGTGCCGAAATAAATGGTTTGAGTATTCACTGGAAATTGGCTGATAAGGGTTTTCTCTACGGCGCGTTTCTTTTCTTGGGTGAGGGTGATGGTGGCTTGGTTGAGGGTGGTGGTGGCTTGTTCGAGTTGGGCGCGGAGTTCGCTGGTTTCGGTATCAAGGATTTGGTGAAGGGTTTCTTCCATCTTCATGTAATACTCGTGGATTTCACCGGCTTTCTTGGTCTGTGCTTTAAGGCAGAGAAGTTTGAAGCAACGGATGGTGAGTTTGATGGTTTGCTTGTTGTGGCCGCCATGTTTTTTGGGTTTGTCGGAACCGGATTTGTTTGGTGAATGAGGTAGTTGGTCTTCATCTGTTTCGGATGATGTGACAATTTTATAATCAACATCAAGTTTGAAGTTGGCTTCAACCATCGGTTTTACGTGCGCCTTTTGACTAAATCCTAACCATTTCCAAACGTGATCTAAATCAACTACAAAATCTGTATTCTTATCATAATTGAGGTAACAATAAAAGCTAGCAACAAACAATTGCTGTTCGAATGTGCTGAAGTTTTCTTGAAGTTTCGCAATGAGAAGATTGTTATATTGTTGTGACAACCTTGTAATCGGGTTTTTCTCGATGAGTTCAACAATGTTGAGGGTTGCCGAAGAGGCGGCGGAGGCAGAAGAAGCGGAGGACATCGTTATGAGCGTGTGTTATACTATGTATAGACGGATGTCTTTAAGTTGTTTTCGCGATGCGAAAATAAATGTTCGAAACCAATATTCGAAAACTAGTTAGACTGAAATCTTGCTCTCATATCGCCGAGAGCAAGATTTCATAAATTGGGTTGAAATGCTAATTTTGAAATCTTGCTCCTCCGAAAAAGTGAGCAACTTTCCCTTACCACTTGCTCTTCTTGACGTTAATCTTCGGCGCCTTACTGTTTTTCGCAGCATTAGGGTCATAAGACTGCTCGCCTTCATCATCAGAACCGAGATTTTTCGATATTTCCCAGAACTCCTTACTGCCCAGCTTGAAAGGCCCGTGCTGTTGCGCCTTATACCAGAAGATTTGGTCTTGTAATTTGTTCGATTTCGCGTTGTTATTGATGACGAGACACTCATAATTCTCGGTACACTGGTCCATGACCTGAGTAAAGCTCTCAAATGTGGGGAACATACCAGCATAGTTATCGTAGATTCGTTTACGATTCGCAATATATGGCTCGCGGAGAATAAAAACGTAGTCGATATTGGTGCGGAGATTTGGAGGGATACCAAGGGGATATTGCATTGTGATGACTAACATGACCTTCCAATGACGCCCATTCATGAAGAGGAGGCGCATCATCACGTCCTTCGTCCATTTGTTATCATACAGACAATCATCCAAAACGACGAATGTACGAGGGTCAATGGATGATTTCTTGTATGTATCCATATCCTTTTTAACCTGCTTTAACACGGCCTTTTGGCGCTTAAGAATATTTTCTATGATTGCTGTGTTGTATGCGTCATGGATGAAGAGTTTTGGAACATGGGCTGCGAAGAAACCGTTACCGGCTTCTGTTCCTGAGATGACGGTTCCAATCGGAATATCCTGATGGTGAAACATAAGGTCCTGCACGAGGAAACTTTTACCGGTATCACGACGTCCAATGAGAACGATTACAGGACCCTTATTTTCGTCAGGTCGAAAACTGATGGCCTTCATATCGAACTTAGCAAGTTCTAAATTCATGGTGATGTATGGAACACCGATGTAATGGAATGTAATAAAAATGGAATATATTATTTTTATTACGTTTATACGAATGGAATGGAATGGAATGGAATCGAATGGAATCGAACGCCCGTTTAAATCGAATATAAAACTTCTAGGTATCAATCATATTACATTTAGGAACAAATATGTCTTCTTCGCCTACGTCTACGTCTACGGCATCCACGGCATCCACGGCATCCACGGCATCTACGGCATTTCAACTTCATTACCGAAAACATAAATATACACCGGAGACAATTGAACCCGCATTATTGTATGATATTCAGAATTATATTCCGATTTACTCGCGATTCTTCGATATTAATGAAACCAATTATAACGGAATCCAGTTGAATCAAAAGTATTATTTACAAAACATTATTTCACATCCGTCGCAGATTATGGAGAGTGGGCGTAACGACCGGGACGACCGGGATGACCGCGACGACCGGGATGACCATGACACGAGTCGCTCTCTAAACCATTTGGAAACAATCATTGCTGACGATAATGGCAACACGAGTAATGTCCCTATATTTGTGAAATATTCGCCATTGTTAGACCCTATCCGATACCTCTCTGGAAAGTATCAAGTTCAGGAGAATAAGACACGCACACTTCCTAAATACAATTCTACACTGAACGATTGTGAAGAGAAAATGTTGAATACAAACAATACATCCTATGTTGATGGGTTCTTCTCGTATTTGACAAGTCGTGTACTTCATACACACGGAGTCGTACATGGAGTGGATTATTACGGTAGTTATCTGTGTAAACAACGCGAGTTTTCCGCGAATGTCTTCGACGACATCGATTACTTAGTCGGGTGCGCTTTTTTCAATAACTATGAAAACGACCTTTTTTCGATTGACTACTCCCAATTTGGAGATGATATCGATGGCGAACTCTCTGATATGAACACAAATAAGTTGATGAAGATTCGAAACAAAATGAAGACACTCATTGGACCAACCGGTCAAGAGAGTTATCTACAAACCGACGATGATTTTCATACTATGAAAAACCGTATCAACATATTGGACCATATTTCCGAATCCGAGTCGGGGATATGCAACGATACGGTTACAATTGAACCGGAACAACCTCTATCCCTTGATGTATCTGTGCTGGATACTGACACGGTTGACCGTATTCAAAACGATACACGCGCAGACGCCCCCGAAGTAGTCGACGTAGTCGATGTAGTCGTGAATGATGAAACCGATACGATTTCGAGTGTTGCATTACATCCTAAGAATCAAACAAGAGACCATGATGAAATGAGTGATAGTGATTCGTCCCAATCTAACTCGTCGTATACTACAATGAGCAACGAGGGCGACCGCGACGACCTCAATCCTCAGGATTCAATTCAAGTGGATGATACGTCATTTGCAAAAGAAGACGAAGACCAGGGCGCGGAGAGCGAAAGCGCGAGTAACAGCGACGACGACTCCGGAAGCGGAAGCGGAAGCGGGAGCGGGAGCGCGAGCAACAGCGACAGCGACACCGGAAGTTATGACAGCGACGACGAACAAATCATCGTGAAAATCAAGGACTTCCCCATCCAAGCCATCCTCCTTGAAAAATGCGTAAGCACACTTGACCGTATTATGATGACCGATGAACTCACGAAAGAAGAGTGGTCGTCGATTCTATTTCAAATCATCATGACGCTTATCATGTATCAAAAAATGTTCGAGTTCACACATAACGACCTTCATACAAATAATGTAATGTTCATTGAAACAACCGAGGAGTTCCTTTATTATTTCTACGAAGACCAGTATTATAAGGTCCCCACATACGGTCGCATTTTCAAAATCATCGATTTCGGTCGTGCAATCTACAAATTCCGTGGCGAACTCATCTGCAGTGACAGTTTTCACCCGAAAGGCGACGCCGCTACGCAATACAACTTCCCGCCTTATTATAACCCAGACAAACCAACAGTTGAACCCAATTTCAGTTTCGATTTATGCCGGTTTGCATGCGCGCTCTTCGATTATTTCATCTATGATTTGCGCAAGGTGGAGAAACTATGCAAGTCCGACCCGATTATCAAGTTGGTCGTAAAATGGACGACGGATGACAAGGGGCGCAATGTGCTTTACAAATCAAACGGTGAAGAGAGGTACCCTGATTTCAAACTCTATAAGATGATTTCGCGGTCGGTTCATGGCCACATTCCATCGAATGAGATTCATAATCCGCTTTTTGATACCTATAAGATAACGCATAAAAAATATAAGAAGCATGCAGCGTTGTCGGCCAAATTCCTGAAAGATGGTCGAAATACTCATATTCTTATGAATGTTGACGCGCTGCCTAGTTATTCTGGTGGTGGCTGCGGCTGTTCAGAAACCGCGCCCGATGCGCAGGAAGTCCATTCTTCGCAATAAATTCGATATTCCTCATGGTCCATCCCATACTTGCGCCAGAATGACCAGTTTTCATGTTGTCCCCGACAAGTGTAACAATGCGGTCATCACCATAACTGAATTGGAAACCGCGGACGGCGGGTGGGCTGTATTGTGAGAGGTGCTTCCAAACACTGATTTCTTTGTCACGGACTTCAGGTAATTGACCGACCAGAAGAATCGCGTGCATTCCGTCGCGAATCATGTCTTCGGACCATTTGTCATTGAAATACGATAGATCGCACTGATTGACGGCGTCCAAGGTAAGAGGCCAGTATTCTTCTTCAGATACAGCGCGTTCCAAATGGGAAGGAACGGCGACAGAGACATATTCAGGAGCAACGGTAGTAGCAGAAGACATTATAGCGAATGAAGCGAACGAACGACGTAGACGAGTAAGCGATGCATACAAATTATCATAAACATAACAAATCAATTTTTTTATGTTTATGCAGAGATTATGATTTTAATTCTATTCCTTTATTTTCGTTCATTTTATATGGTTTCAAATTCGGGCAACCACTTTATCCAATACCACACCAACGACAACCCCCAGTGACAAACTACCGGATATAAACCCGACAATTGCCGTAATCAACGTAATAATCCATCGCCTATCAAACGACTGTGGTTTGAATATACTATCCCAGTCACCAGTCTTATATACGACAAGAAACATGACACCGACCACGGCAGCAATCGGGATTTCATTTATGGCGCGGCCAAAGAATAGACATATCACGATAAATAGAATACTTGTAATCACCGATGAAAACTGGGTTTTCGCGCCATTGGCTAAGTTCAATTTGCTTTGACCAACTAGTACACAACCACCAAACCCACCGGTTATACCAGTCGCAACATTTGCGATACCTTGAACGATACTCTCGCGAAATGAATCACCCTTAACACCAAGCGCGCTTTCTGCGTCCCTTACCATAATAAGTGACTCCAGGAGACCAGTAAACGCCATCGCTGCTGAAAATGGTAACATTTTAATAAGACTTTCTGCGTCATAATTTATGTTGGATGAATACACTGAATCCAATGAAATCAGAGAAGGTAACTCTGATTTCACAGCACCAATGTCGTTGACGCGGTCAATGTTATAATACTTGGTAAAAATATAAATAAACGCTGTTATCGCAAACATAGATACAAGTCCACCGGGAATATGAATGTGTTGGTCTTTGCTGTGTGTGATTTTTATCACGCCGAAGAATGCAATTAGAGTAGATATAATCGTAAAAAGGGTTGTATTCGCCATTTTTAAACCAGTTAACCATTTATGGTCTTTGTCCTTGAAATTATCCAGTTGGTGAATTGCAATCAAACCGGCTAACGCGACTAAAAACCCGGACATAATGTGTTTTGGAACATAAGTTACGTACTTGTAAAGACCAGTTACAGCTGCTAAAATCTGCATGAAACCACCTGCAATCACAGTCGGAATAATATATTCTTTACCTAACAAGGTTGACACACCTGCGATAGAAGTCGCCACAGCAGCAGTGGATCCTGAAATCATTGTCGGCATTCCTCCGAATAACGATGTGATGAGTGACATTACCATTGTATTTGTTATACCAGTATTCGGTGTTAGTCCCATTATAAATGCGAACGCAATCGATTCAGGAATCAATAATAATGCAATTGTGAGACCGGATAAAAACTCATTGACGAGTTGTGTTGGCGTTGTACTTGATATAGCATTCATTTTATAACTCAAGTAAATATACTAATATATACGGATAGAATATTCTACATTCTAGTAGATAGATATGTCAATCGCACATCATGAACTGTAATCCATATAAACATAAAATCCGTTATTTATTTATTGTTATTGTATATAAAATGGCGCGTGATACGATTAAAATCGAAGGCGTTACATATGATATAACCGATTTTAAGCATCCTGGCGGCAATATTATTCAGTACGCCAAGAATTCGCCTGATGCAACTGAAATATTTCGCGAGTTTCATCATCGGTCAGAGAAAGCAAGTAAGATTCTTCGGTCATTGCCGGTATACAAGGACAGCGGCGGCGCTGACGCTGACGCGGTTCTCGAACATTCGCAGTTGCTCACAGAGCGCCAGCAAGAAATGACAACGGACTTCCGAGAGATGCGCGCGAACCTCGTCAACCAAGGATGCTTTGAACCTGATTATATCCATGTTTATTTCCGTTTATTAGAACTCGCATTTTACTTCGGTCTAGGAACATGGTTCACCTCTTATAACATCTACGCATCCATTCTCTCGTTCATCGCATTTAAAACCCGCTGTGGGTGGGTCCAACACGAATGCGGACATCTGAGTTTCACCGGTATCCGCCCGATTGACCGCGCAATCCAGACATTCACAATGGGGTTCGGCGGCGGTGTAAGTTCGTCAGTATGGAACTCCATGCATCAGAAACACCATGCAACACCGCAAAAAATCAAGCATGATATCGACCTGGATACAACGCCATTCGTCGCATTTTTTAATCGCGCATTTGAAGAGAATACGAATGGAAAAGCAACTGCGCGATTTATGAATCGATGGTGGATGCGATTGCAGGCGTGGACATTTTTGCCCGTTGTCAACGGAATATTGGTTCATTTATTCTGGGTGTATTATCTTCACCCAAAGAAGGTCATCACGCGTTTATCTTCCGTAAAAACCAAAACGGCGATAGTAGAAACCGCATTTGAGGCCGTGTGTATGTCCGCATCACACATTGTATTACCGTATATATTTTATACCGGTGACGCCACGGGCGACGCAGGGTTCCTCTGGTGCTATTTTCTATTGATGGTGACCAATTTCTGGAATTTCATCTACCTTTTCGGGCATTTTTCTCTATCGCATACATTTACGGATGTTATTCCGGAAAACACCCATCTGCTTTGGTTTGAGTATGCATTGGACCATACAGTGAATATTTCTACCAAATCCCCTTTGGTGACATGGATTATGGGATACCTCAATTTCCAGATTGAGCATCATCTGTTTCCTTCGATGCCTCAGTATAAAAATGCGGTTGCCGCGCCGTATGTCCGCGCGTTTTGTGAGAAATGGTCGCCGCATCTGAAATATATCGAGCATTCGTATACATATACCTGGTGGTTGATGTTGTCCAACCTAAATAAGGTTGGAAAGCATTATTATGAACATGGCGTTGTCACCGTGTCGCCACCTTCCTCGTCGCCGTCGTCGCCGTCGTCACCCTCGTCACCGCACGACCATCTGGATTGACCTCACTTGTCATGATGTCATGACATCGCGCGATTAGAACCCAGGCGTGTCTACAAATACGGCTGGCGCACCACCGCTACCGCTACCGCCACCACCGCCGCCGCCACCACCAATGTTGCCGATATTCTCAAATTGATTCAATACAAACACGCCTAATACAGCGGAAATACAAACCATGATAGAATCGCGCACTAGAACCTTGACCGGTTTCTGATTTTCAGGGTCCACAAATCGCATTTCCATGAATTTCAATAAAAAATATACGACGGATACGACGATACCGACGATGACAATCTTAGTAGGGTCAACCATGTATATACTTCTAAATAAACGTATATACATAGAATATCACTTATTTATCATAAATATTACGAAATAACTATGTCTGAAACGCCATCATTACTGGTGGATAACAAACGTACATGACAAGACCTCCAATTGCTAAAAAAAGAAATGAAAATACAAAAATGAGTAGGTCCAGAATGACAATGTTATTATACCACTTTTTCTCTTCTTCGCTTTCTTCTTCGTCGTCGTCAAACATATGATTTTACTAATATAACCATAATAAAATACTTGCTAGTGTAGTACATATTTATTTACGCCAACACTTCGATATCGTCTAATAATGGCGGTGCATTTATGTTTTGTGTCTCATTCAATGTATGAATATCCAATGTGTCTAATTTGATGTCGCCGCCAATCTTCAAACGACCGCCGTCATCGTCGTCATCGCCGTCGGCGTCGTCGTCATGTGACATATATTCGTTCTTTCTCTCACTTGGGTCCGTTTCAAATGTTCGCACATCATTATCTCCAAAAGATACTCCACTGTTTACTGCAATCGAAGTACTATCGGTTGCTGAGGGTGAACTACTTCCATTCAACTCTCCGACAAAATCTAGATTCTCAATGGGGGTATTCGTCGATGTCCCGTCACCGCCGTCCCCGCCGTCACCGCCGTCACCGCCGTCACCACCGTCTTCACTAGATACGCGGTCGCGGTCCCGTTCACGATGTCTACGACGGCGAGTAGATGACTGATGTGTTCGCCGCCTGGCCGAGAGATTGGCGTCCTCTTCCGAGAGAATAGGTTCCTGATTGATGACCTCCTCGTTTTCGGTCACTTCAACGACATCTTCAATCGTTTCTTCTAAATATATCTTGATTAATTCTTCCACTGGAATATTATCGCGAATGGTATTATAAATACATTCCTTCACGATGATTTCAAACTCTCGGTTGTTACGCTGGATATGAAGCGGTGGTAGGCCCTTCTCGAAAATATAGACATTGGAGTACAACTTTCGCGCACTATTCACATAAATCTTGTGGATGAAATCCGAGAGTTGTGGGATTTTAATATCGACCTTTTTCTGTTTACTGCCAACCCGCATCACCGTCATGCACTTCAGATGAATAATGTGAACACATGTAATTAAATCTTCTAAATATCCGCAACTACTGCGTTCTTTGATTCGCGTAGTCTCTTCTTTGATGATATTGGGGTTCCATTTGGGAACTCTCGAGAGAAGGTTCTGGAATGTCATCAGGTATTTGTCTTGTTCCTTGTTTCCGACACACAATTTCACAGATTCGTCAAGGATGGACCGAAACCCTTCCTGTATCAACGGTGTAATAATATTGACAAGACGAGACGCCCATTCGTTCTTGGATTCATAAAGCGAGGTTACAGAATAATCGTCCATAGCGTGCGTAATGAGGTATTACATAAATGAAATATTTTCTAAACTCATTTTACAACGAAATACCACGAAATGAAGCAAATACAGGATGAGAAGTTTATCGTTTCTAAACTCTTTGCGAACCTTATCAAACATAATAATGAGTTCGTATCGTTTTAGTTCATTCATCTTTGGGTAGGTATGAATAAAATCGATGATGTCTAAAGCCGAATATCCATGTTCATACAATAAAACAGATAAATCCAATATTTTGGTATATTCTTCTATTGTTGGTAGAGAATCGCCGCCACCGGTGGCGGTATTTGTCTCGTCGTCCATATAACTCGGATGAATCCGAATAAGTTCTTGTAGTGGACAATCTCTCGACTTTGTGATTTTATAAGTATCGCAGGCTTGGTCGGCAAAGTAAGTATGTAAATTTACATGTGAATACATTGCGCCTGTGTCTGCGCCTGTGTCTGCGTCCATTATTGGTGTAATCACTGGTGGAGGAATGTATATATCACAAAACCGCGAGAGAATCGGTTTGAGTAGACTGTCTTTGTTCTGCACGACAATAAAAAACCGTGTAGATGAACTGAATAATTCAATACACCGACGTAATGCCGACTGCGCATCTATCGTGAGTTTATCCGCATTCGTCAGTATAACCGACTTGAAAATCGCGCCTTCTTTGAAATCGATATTCGTCTTTGCAAAAAACTTCAATTCTTCGCGAATAAATCGAATCCCTTTGCCATGTGCGCAATTTGCACGCATGACATAATTTTTTATAGATGCTTTATCCCCACCATATATGGAGTGAATAAATTTGTTCAAAATATACGTTTTTCCGGAACCGTGCGGGCCATAAAAAATAATGTTGGGGATTTTCCGGTTTCGAATGAATACATTTAATTTATTATGGATATTTGTATGAAAATCGGGAAGTTCGAGTAAGGTTGTCATTATTATGTGGTTGGTACTACTAATAATAATAATGACAATGGTGTGTTTAATTCAATTACGTGCATGCGTGCGCCGTTCCGTCTAAAAGTTAATCACTTGTTCGTAGGGTGTAACCTTGGAAAGAGTTCCAGGCATATTGCTCTTCCCATCATTTATTTCGCTTCCCTCCACACCCTCGGCACCCTCGGGACCCTGTGTATAATAATAGTTCGTGGTGTAATAGTAGTTGATCGGTTTGGCCGCGCCATAAAACGGCGACTCCTCTTCATACCCTTGACCATTATACATTCCAAGATACGCCGTTGCCGCGGGGGATCCATCTTCATAATAATACGCGTTGTGTTTCGTTGTGCGTTGATTCGATGCAGGGTCGTTAGGGTCAATCCAGTTTCCAATTCCGCGGATAATATTTCCGGCCGCGTCGCGTATCGTTCCAAATAATCCGGGTCCCTGTCCTTGTCCTTGTCTTTGCCCTAGATCACCAGGCGTCTTCGGACCGCGACCATACCCACGGAAGTTACGGGTAATGCCGCGCTTATAAATATCGTTTTCATCCAGACTAGAACTACTTGAATCTCTCGCGATGTCATCATAACTTGTCCGACTTGTGGCGAGAAGGTTCTTTTCGAGTTGGGTTCCATCGGGCAAATACGTGGCCCAGCGTGTTACTTTCAGGCAGTCAGCATCAATCCGGCATGAATCCGAACCGGTCATTCCAGGATTATTGCATTTCCACGGGCATTTGCGCATTAATAGAATATTATTTCCTTCTGCACTTTTCACGAGATTTCCACTTCCATCCATCTTGTATATATTCTGGCAGTTGCCTTCATTGCTCGAGAGATTGGAAGGTTCTACGCATTTACGCACAAATCCATCATCACCATACCGCCAGTTTGCGCCATCATACCATGAATCTGGGTGACTCGCAATAAGACGATTACGCCTCGCCACAATAACATCGTACTTCAGTTTCGCATCGGTTTTCGCAGTTTCTGTGGTGGCCGAACGTAACTCTTTATAGGCCTTTTCGTAGTCTTTCTGGGCTTCGATTGCGGCGTTCATCTGGCGTTTCACATCGGAAATGAGAACGGATGAGGCTGCGCTGGTGACGTAGGTGGACCCATCGCTCGCCGTTCCAGCCGATGTAGGGGCGCCAACACTGGAAGTCGACCCTTTGGATGCGATGGCCGGAAATACATATTCGCCCTCGTCTAAAAAGTTATTCGTCGTAAACGAAAAGGAAGCGCCGGAATCTGATATGGTTGCCAAAAATGTCCGTATTTTATTTCCGTTCGAGCTTGATTGTACTGGTGTGTCCGGTGTACGAAGACCGGAAATCATTAATGTGGTCATAACACCCGCCCGAATGGTACTTGAACTATTCATTTTGAATGTCGCATAAGAATTTGACGCCGAAACCGTTGTAAATACGGCCTCGCCATCTGAGACGGTTGTGTCCCCTTGTTTAATTTGAACACTAATTGCAGAAGTGAGTTTTGATACACTTGGTAGTTGTATCATAATCATATCACCTGTTTTATATGGGTTTGTCAACATAAAATCCATCTTAAATACGGTTTCAGACCCGGTAGTAGAGGCCGTATTCGAATCTGCTCTTTCTACCAACTGCGCCGGCGCGGTCGTGATTTTACGGCAGTCTTTATAATTCGAATCAAGGTCATATGATTTGTCCTTGAATATTTTAACTATTTTGGTTGCGAGGCTTGCGTGATACATGTTCACGGCCACCAATTTCTCGGACCCAGACACCTGAGCACTGCTTTCTAATGTAACAAACTGATTTCCGGTTGGTGTAAATGTTGCAGGACTCGCGGCGAGGGTGGGTGTTTTAATACCAGATAATTCCAATGCATATTTCCCGGCCAAAACATCTGCGGCCGTTTGTTGTGGAGTATATGTTATCTCAAGATTGGCACCATTCACCGCAGCTGCAATACCAGTTACTGACCCAGTGGCCGGCGATGTAAGTGTTTCAATCGCAGTATTGGATGAAAACGGTCGCATAGAGATGCCGATACCATTTGTATTGGTGTTGGCCGCATAGACGGTCGGTATTGTTATTTTAATTGTCTTTGCAGGTGTTTGTCCTCCTTTGAGATTACCGGTACCCGTTGTTGTAAAAACAAACGAATACTTCATCGTAATGGGGTTCTCCGTAGTACTCTGAACGAACTCGCATCGATTCAATATCAATTCACCAGCAGACGCACTTCCCGGTTGAGTCGCATCATATGATAATGTCATTGGAATCGTTTGTGGCGGTGGCGCGTCGAATCCTTCAATCACCCCCGTGCCATATCCCTCCGATGGCGCCATCCAAGACCCAAATCCGCCATTACGATAGGTTCGAGATACCCATACACTTACCAATAATACTAAAACCAGCAAGAATATAACTGTATATTTATCTTGAAACAACTCCAGAAGTTTCATTAGGAGGTAAAACAACTATCGTGTATAATGCTTATATTATATACGATAAAATAAATCTCTCGGGTTTAGTTTATTAGTATGTCTGAAGACTATGTGTATACGGATTCTGTCTAAATGCGTTCAGGATGTCCGGCTGGATTCTCTCGTTGAGTTTCCCTTCATCGTAACTCTGTGGCATTGTCATCTTCCCATAAATATCAATACTGGGAATCGATGACGGCGCATTGGTCATCACCATTGTGCGCTGATTCGCGCGGTCGGCATCCAGGCGGTCAATTTGCACATTCGTATTCGAATTAAAGAGCGACATGGATCCATGATTGGTAATGTTTTTATACGTCTTATTCACGTTGTTGCGCTGGTTATAGGCCGCATTATAGAGTCCATTCCCCATACGTGTGGCGCCACCACCTGCCGCCCCTAAATAATCGGTGCTCGTCGTCGCGCGTTCCGTATCCACCGGCGTATTCTGAGAGATTAAATAACCAGCCGCCGCCTGTCGCTCCACATTCATATGGTCGAACCCAACCAATCCCACGGTGGTTTCCTTAATGGTAGTAGGTGCGCGGTCGGCCGGATTGAATGTCGCGGTAACTGCGGCCGGAACCGGCATCCTCGCATTCTCGTACATTCGCGCATTTCCTACCACATTCTCCTTGCGCGACGGTTTGAGGACGTCGAGTAGGGGTGCAACGACGGCCTTAAGTGCGCCGTGGATACCCCCCATCTCATTTGGGCGGACGGTTGTCCGATTATTATGGGTCAATTTATAACTCATCCGACCAAAATCGGCCTCTGTCGCCACATTTTTCTCAGCAGCATACGGGTTGATAATCGGTTTGCCGTCGTAGACTTCGCGTCTCGTGTCTTCGAAATTTTTCGGCGCATACATTGCGGCGCCACCATCCGCGGGTGCAGTCGCACCGAAATACTCCGTCGTCGTGGTCTGGCGATTACTTTCGCGGTCCATTTCAATCGCGCGCTGCGTCTCTCCCTTCTCGACACCGGTCGTTGTGAACCAACGGTCCGGCGTATTCACGAAGAATGTATCCGGCAAGTGTTTCTCCATTCGACCTAAAGTTGCCGTGGTTGGCGCGGTTTGGACATAATGTGCGGCTGGGCCTTGGTGTCCGTCGAGAGAATACGTGAGTTTCGGGTTTGTCTTGACACGTAATTCGTCGACACCACGGTCAATCCATTTCTCTCGCGCTTCCATCCCAGAATTAAATCCGAGTGTCCCTTGTGAACCGTATCCTTGGTCCAATCCAGGTCCCACGCGCACTTCTTCCCACGGTTTCACATTTGAAATCTTCATGCTTGGAAGGACGCGTGACTGATAAAAGTCGTTCTGATTCGGCATACCGTTGGGATGGTGCATATTGTCCTGTGGACGAAACAGGGGGGCCTGCTCCGTCTTCGAGAAGAATTGAGAACCGCCACCCACTTTATTATCGAGGACATTTTCGTGCATGTTGGCGCCGGCCGCGATTCCGCGAACCTTTGCGCCATAATAGGGCGCCATATTGTTATGTGTAAATGATTTCGGGTCGATTTTGGACCCCATCAATGAAGTGAACCCGTCCTTGCTATAATTGTCTCCGAATTGCGTGTCTAATCCCTCAGTATCGCCATAGGGTGTGGATGGAACATTGATAGGTCCACCAGACGAACCTAGAGTTGCAGACGAAGAGATGAAATCGTTCTTGTCGTTTGTATTATTGCGACCGCGTTCAGCAATCCCGCGCAAAATCCCTACACCACCGACACCACCGGCCACACCAGCCGACATTTTATCAAAATCGACATCCCGCGCGTAATACCGGTCGGTCGCAGTATTTGGGTTGTTATATTCATTTACATTTGAACCCGTATCCGGTCGGATGATTGGATAATTTGTAGTAGGAATCCGGGTATTTGGTAAATACCTCGAACCGCCAAATCCTTCCTTTCTTCCATTTCCATTTCCATTTCCATTACTGTTTCGATTTGAAGCAATATATGCGGCGCCGAGACTTCCTAATATTAATGCAATTTCGGCCATTCGAATATAATAATATACTATATTATCGTACTATAATATTATATGATTACGAAAACAGTGCTGTTTCTCCGCTAAACTGGCGCATATCTCCAACATTTTGTATACCATTTCCATCCTGCAGTGCAAAACCTTCGCCTAAACCACGCTCATTCATTCGTCGACCACAAGCCATTCCTTCTAATTGCGCGTTCATTGTCAACGTCTCGGGGTTCATATGACTTGGATGAACTGCATAATAGGTATCATCGGATAAACCAGGAACGGTTTGTTGTGGAATGAACCGGTCCTTTTCGATAATACGTGTATTCATATTATTAAAAAATGGAAGAAACACGTTTTCTTGAGGGTCAAAGTGAAGCATTTTCCAGTTGTCTTGCTCAATGTCGCGTAACATCCATGCCGGGTGGGTTGCACGAGTTTGTTCTACGGCACTTCCGCCACGTGTCGGGCATTGTATGATTTCGTTTGTGCGTGTGGCAACGGATGCGCGTGAATCATGATGGTAATTATCGACTGAATCGCGGTTCAATTTTCTAGATAAACCGAATAATTCGGCCTCAATATCCACCGTGTTTGTCATAATATTGCCGGCCCACATTTGGGGGCGAATATAGGGGTCTTCCATATAAAGCGGTTTATCACCTGGACCAGGCACATTCAGGCGGTATCGTCCAACATCCGTAGATTGTTGAAGTTCCTTTTTGATGCGGTCAGGGTCGTCGTGGAATCGTGTAAATGACATAATGGAATATGGAATGTGGAATGGAATATGGAATGAAATGGAATGGAATATGGAATGCTATTATATCGTGGTAAAATAAAAAGAGACCTAAAAGCAACGATATAATTATGTATATATTCAAATGTTCATAACTGAAGTATCTGATGCCGATGAACAGTCGCCCCACGAATTGCAAATACCACGTAAAAGTACTAAATCTTATACAATTTGTTTGAATATGATTGTTAAAAATGAATCCCATATTATCGTGAAAACACTTGAGAATCTGTGTTCCTTTGTGGATTTCGATGCGTATTTCATCTCAGATACTGGTTCCACCGATAATACAATGGAATTGATTCGTGCATTTTTCAAGGAGCGATGTATTCCAGGTCATATTGAACAAGTATCCTGGCGTGATTTCGGGTTCAATCGTACACTCGCCCTTCAAATGGCATTCAACAAAACCGATTATCTCTTCATTTTCGATGCAGATGATAGTATCCATGGAAACTTTCGTATACCACGTGAACTGACACATGATGCGTATCAGTTGAAATTGGGTCAGTCATTTGTATATCTGCGAACATTAATCGTGAATAATAGAAAAAGGTGGCGCTTTGTCGGTGTTCTTCATGAGTATATTGCCTGTGTTGATAAAGAAGAGAGTTCGATGGCCATTCAAGGCGAATATTATGTAGACTCTGGTCGAAGTGGTAGTCGAAATAAAGACCCCAATAAATACATCAACGATGCGGCCGTATTAGAGCGCGGGTTTCATGAGGAGATGGGGAACGGCACCAACGGTGGTGGAGGCGACCGCGCCCTTGCCGAGAGATATGCATTCTATTGCGCGCAAAGTTGGATGGACGCAGGCCCGGCATATATTGACAAATCGATTGAATGGTATCAGCGTGTTCTCGTGCAAAACAACTGGGCGCAAGAGAAGTATTACAGTGCGCTTTGTCTCGGCGATTTATACAATAAGAAGGGTGACAAATACAATGCTGTTAAATATTACTGTAAAACCATGGAATATGATGAAGAGCGTATTGAAGGGGTTGCTTCGGTGATGGAAATATTACGCGCGGATGGAAACCACGTGATGGTAAATGCACTGTACCATAAATATAAGAATTATAACAAGTTTCCACAGAATAAACTATTTTTGTCGACGGATAAATACCACGACGTCATCGAATACAATAACTCGATATCTGCATTCTATATTTCGGATAAACGTAGTGGTTATGAATGCTGTAAAACGATTCTTCGGCATAATATTGTTGTCTATCATTTCTTGACATCGACGTATAGTAATCTCATGTTTTACCGGCAATTTTTCGAGGAAGACACATTTCCCGAGGTTCTCCGACTGTTTTATACGGTGGACCACTACCTGGCAATTGTGGCTGCTAAAAATGACAGTTATAGCGATGATGATATTGCGACATGGAACCGACTGTTCGAGAGAGTTAGACACGCGTTGGTCACTCCGTGCGAGTTGTTGAATACAACTGGGAATGACGACACGGAATTTCATTTGTCACGCCCCATCCACGCATTGCCTTATTTGGAGAAGAATATACCGGCGCAAAACCCGTCGATTGTCATTATCAAACAGAATCGTAAAATTACACCGCGTGTTATCATTACATTCACTACATGCAAACGGTTTGACTTATTTCAGCAAACCGTGAACTCTATTTTGAACATGTGGACTGACGTGACTATGATAGATTATTGGTTCTGTGTTGATGATAATTCTAGCGAGGAAGACCGCGATAAAATGCGCACGGCCTATCCTTGGATTGAATATTATATGAAAACCCCCGATGAGAAGGGGCATCGCCCCAGTATGAAAATCATATGGGAAAAACTCAATGAACTACGACCTGAATATTGGATTCATATGGAGGATGATTTTCTGTTTCATACTCCTGGCAGTTATATCCATAAAGCAATGCAGATGATGGTGGATTCGCGAAACTCCGGGTATAATGTCCGGCAAATACTGTACAATCGTAACTACGCGGAGACTATCCGGGATTACAAGATACAAGGACATAAAATAGTACGACGTGTTGCACATGAAGTGGCGCTTCATCAGTACAAAGTCGGTGGGGATTTCAATTATGGAAACTGTCATTATTGGCCACATTATAGTTTTCGACCTTCACTGATTGACGTGGCCGCAATTCTTACTGTCGGAAATTATGATACCCCTAATCAGTTCTTTGAAATGGATTATGCGCACCGGTGGATGCAGATGGGGTTTGTCTCTGGATTTTACAATCACATTACAAATCGACACATTGGTCGTTTGACATCCGAGAGAAATGACCAGACACAAACAAATGCATACGAATTGAATCATGAGAGTCAGTTTACGGCACCGGTGGATGCGTCGCCCTTGGCCTCGGCGACGGTGTCGGCCGTGTCGGCCGTGTCGGGTGCAGTCGTGGTCCCACCTACCCCACCACCCATCAAAAAACGGTACTATTCCACGATTCCGTTTGATGATGGTCTTGGCGCACAGTTTCAGCGATTTGTATGGACATGTATTTACGCGGAAGTATGCGAGGAGGCCACATTTATATACCGTTCGCCTGAAAAGATGGCGCATAATTATGAAGATGACCCCAAATACATTGAGAAACTGGAGGATTTAATGAATATGAAACCGCATTATTTGAATTATAAAGATGCGCTTCTAGACAAAACAATTGGTCATATTCTTACGCCCGACTTTTATGATATATTCAATTATGTCGAGAGAAATATCGACACATGCATGAAGAGTCAAAGTATGGCGCGAATCAAGGAGTATTACTGGAGAAATAAAGACCGTGTGAGTGAGAGGCGACGATTGTTTCGTAGTTCGGACGGCGACGGCGACCGTTACACACATCATCTGGCTGCACATATCCGACGCCCGAATTGTGATGACACACGTCCAAATGGGGGCGAAGAGTACACCAATGAGTATTATATCAATTCGTTATTGTTGATTCGAGAGAAATATATGAAAGATGGCAATGATGACCAGAAGAAGAATCGCATCCAGTTTCATATCTATTCCCAAGGGTCGGATGGCAAATTTGCCGACTTTTTGAATCATGAAATACTTGGTCCAGATATTCGATTGCATATCAACGAAGACAACCAGGACACGTATCTTGGAATGACGGTGGCCGATATACTTGTTACATCCGCAAGTTCATATAGTTATAGTGCGGCCTTCTTCTGTGAAGGCGATATTTATTATACGGAATTTTGGCATAAACCATGTAGTTGGTGGAATAAACTTCCGAAGTCTGCGACATAAGTATAAATGCATCGTTTTTATTCTAATATAATAACAGTAGACGCAAACCACGTTACACGAATGAAGCGTTCGGCGTCACGACTATCGAAACGTGAAAAAGAAGGAAAAAGAAAGGTGTCCAAAATGGAAACAGGGAACGGTGCCGATGCCGGTGCCGGTCAAGAAGATGTTGAACCCTATGGTGATTCTAGATTTTTAGCACTGCGCGATTCTGCAATCAAAGATTACCGGTCAAGTGAAAAAGATTCCAAGCGTAAAATTATTGATAAAATGCTTACATTACGACACAATATGAAGTACAATCGTCATCTAGTGTCGGTATACATGAAGGCGAAAGAGTTATTTGATATAATGATAGAAGAGCATCGGATGCAAATACATTCTTTAGAGGAAATCTATAATCATTTGAATCATCTTATTCGCGAAAATCTCTCGGAGACTCGAATTCGAACCAAGAAACCGGTCGGTGCGTCGCCGTCATCTTCTATGATAACAGATTTGGTTAAGGATAAGAAACGAATCGGGGCGTTACTTAAAAAAATGAGGGATAGTTATGAAAAATTAATGAATATCGATACAGTCATTGGAGTTACGATACAAAACATAAATGAAATAACGTTCATAGAAGACGACGAAGATACCGAAGGTGACATTGACGACGAAGGTGACATTGATGACGAAGGTGACGATACCGACGGTGACGATACCGATACCGAAGGTGACGAAGACGACGAAGACGATACCGAAGGTGACGATACCGAAGGTGATACCGAAGACGATACCGACGGTGACGAAGACGATACCGAAGGTGACGAAGACGACGAAGACGACGAAGTCGAATACGAAGACGATACCGAAGGTGACGAAGGTGACGAAGGTGACGAAGACGACGAAGGTGACGAAGGTGACGAAGACGAAGGTGACGAAGACGAAGACGACGAAGACGATACCGAAGACGATACCGAAGGTGACGAAGACGACGACGACGAAGACGAAGACGACGAAGACGAAGGTACAGAATGGGGCGAACACGACAATAGGCTTATTGGCCTATTTTAGCGTATTCACGTTTTAGTAGATAGGTATATAGCTGCGACGAACGCGCGAACCTACGCTGTGTTACCCATTTCCTACACACACGTTGAAAGATACGCAACCAAAATGTTTTGTATATTGCGACCATCTCATTCCCGGGCTGTAACATCAGAGTTTCTACGATTTCAAATGTGCAACGGTAATGGTATGCGAAACCTATATAATCCAGGAATTTCGGTGAATCGAAAAATGTAAATAAACAAATATAATGTCCGTCTACTTCTGGAGAACTGGTTGCCGGGTTAAACCCATGTATTTCTCGATTGAATTTTTGACATAATCCTAACTCATAGCGCGCCATATAGAATTATTGATACATATATACCAATAATTCTATATAATTTCAATTTTATTATATTTTCAAAATATATATTATTGTTATTGAAGGTATTATAATGGCGCTAAATTTGGGTCGTTTATTATCCTCACCATTTTTCCAAAATAAATTTGTATTGTATGGCAGTTTATTTGTGGTTTTGATGAGCATTTTGCGATACTTGACCCATCGTAATATCAACGCAATTGTCCTTATGGCCTTAATTGGTTTAATAACGTCTTACTTTAGTAAAAACATGATTATTATACTGTTAACCGCGTTTGCATCAGTATTTATATTAGAAATGTTAGGTTCGCCTGGTGTTATTGAAGGTTTGTCTACAAAAGAAGGTAACGAGGGTGCAGATGATGAAAAGAAGAAGAAAAAGAAGGATGAAGAGGATGAGGATGATAAACCGAAGAAGGATGAATCGACTGATAATAAACCGAAGAAGAAGGATGAAACAAAGAAGGATAATGAGAATGAATCGAATAGTGGAATGGACACAGCCGACAAGAAGAAGAAATCAAAGCAAGGAATGGCTGCATTGTCTCCCGCCAATTATGACGGAAAATCCGACGAAGACACAAAAGGTGATACTAAAAATGCGAACCGGATTGATTATGCTTCGACGTTAGAACAAGCCTATGATAATATTGAGAATATCATCGGTGAAGATGGTGTGCGTGGATTAACCGACCAAACAAAGTCTCTCATGCATCAGCAGAAGGAATTGATGAATAATATGAAGGACATGGGACCGTTATTAAAATCAGCAGAAGGATTCATGGAACAGATTACAGGTGGTGGCGGTATTCGGGGTATTACTGAAATGCTCCAAGGATTCGCGACTCCGGCATCAGCCAAGAAGAAAGACAAGAAGTGAAAAAAATAAATAATGACTTATAATAATACTAATCCTAACGCGTTTAGCATTATTAAACCTATTACGATGGTGAAACGATGTCCTCCTGGTGTGTTTTGTTTTGAAAACGTAACACTTGTGATTGTTTCGGTTATTGTGGTGGGTCTTGGTATTTATGCGCATTCTCGGTTTTTTGGCGGAATGCACGCACATCACGGACATCACGGACATCACGGACACGGACCAGTATTACTTGAGTCAACTGACCCTTTGGCCAACTCATTAGATTTCGGGATTGGCGGCCCATCATCTAGCCAGGATGTTTTATTGAATCCATATGTTCCGCCATTGCGGGATAATTCAGTCGGTGCAACGCGTCCAATATATGATATACGTGGCGGTGTAGAGACGATACATTATGGTGAACACGGTGGATACAGCGGCGGTGGAGGTGGAGGCGGTGGAGGTGGCGGTGGCGGTGTGCGCGTCAACGTCCCCACTCGGTCAGTAGATACGACATATCGCCAAGTAGGTATTCTTACTCGTAGTGGCGGACAGCAAGAGACAATACTTCCGCTTATTGGACGGCCACTCTTCACCAACCGCGACAAATGGCAGTTTTATACATTGAGTGATAAAAACAATGCGATAAAATTGCCGGTTATAATCAACGGAAAGAGCGGAACTGGTGAATATGGGTGCAATAATGTAAGCACTGGCGACATGGTGTATGTTGAAGGATACAACGACGCCTTTCGCGTTACTGCTTATGATAGTGCGTCGCTTCGATATTTGCCGTTTTGAGATTATTATTTATACCGAATTGTACTGGATAATACCGGTATAAATAATACGATGTTCATGTTACAGGAGCACTCAGTTGTTCCTCTAACATTACTGTATCACTTGCGTCTTTTTCCAATTCTGTGATAGAGGTCTCCAATTTCGCGAAATGCCTTCTGAAATTTCCTCCGATTTCTGATGCCGATTTACCTGTAATTATAGTATCTTTCATCTCTTTATTATCTTGAAAATATTCGTATGCCTCCTCAAACCTATCCCACACAGTTGCATAGGTATAAAATAACTTGTCTACTTTTGCCAAAAGTTTTTTCTCTTCATCATTTTTCCAGAATGTTGATACCTTCAATTTTTTCGTTATTGCATCAGGGTACTTTGTGATAATATTGTAATTAGGGTCGTCTTTAAGATATTGTAATTCGGACTTCAATTGAGCAATTTGGCCTTTATATTCCGGTGTATCAATATACATATTCCTTTTATTCGTAGAGTTCTCCCTCGAAGCATTTGAACCCTTGAGTATATCGCGTAGGATTGTAACTATCTTCTTTAATTTCAAGTTTAATGATTTTTTAATACCTAATATGCTTCCTATTTTAGATGTTCGTAATACTTTATCATCTTTGTATAGTTGGTTTATTGCTTTCACCTCTTCGGATGTTGGAATTGGTTCTTTTGGTATATCTTTTATACTCATGGTTGTCTTTGGGTCGGCGACCGGTGTTTCCGCGGGTCTGGGTGCTTCCGTTGGTGCTGCCGCTGCCGATGCCGATGCCGCCACTGCTGGTGAGGTCCCCGCCTTTGCTGAGTTCTCCGCCGCAGCGTATTGTTCTTCTAATTCAATTTCCCGTGCTCTCATAGACATATTCCGTGTATTTTCCACTGTGGGAGTAGTTTCTTGACTCTTAGTAGCGGTGTTCGACGCCGCTGCTACAGCAGCCGCTGCTATTGATGCGGCCGACGCGGTTGATTCGGTTGATGCGGCTGGTGTGGCGGGTGCGGCATTCTTATTTTCCTTACGTTTCACTGCCTGCGCGGCCGACGCAGCTGCTACGGCAGCCGACGCTACTGCTGCAGCCGACGCGGCATTCTTATTTGCTTCTTCAGTTTTTTTCTTGGCCTGTTCGTCACCTTCGGTTCCTTCGGCCTTCTTCGCGTCTGCACCTGCGCCTTCGGTTCCTTCGGTCTTCTTCGCGTCTGCGCCTGCGCCTTCGCCTTCTTCCGCATTCTTTTCCTCTTCTTCCTCTTCTTCATCTTCTTTATTACTATCATTTAGTTTATCTATAGTTTTACCAAAACCATCTATATTCGTAGTACTTCCCATTTTTTCGGTTGTAACAATATCTCCATTCGCAAGAGTAGTAACGTATTTTTCTACCTTGATTGCATGATTATTATTGAATGCAACACAGGCTCCATCCGCACCAGCAGGTCCATGGTCCAATAACGTAATCAACTCAAAATATTTATCACCAAGGTCTTTCGGGAGTTCGTCTTTTTTCTGGTCAAAGAATGTAACTAGTTGTGAAAACCCATATTTTCGCTCGGAACCCTGAATTTTATATGAATATTCAAATACTTTTTCCTTGAAATCACTATATCCGTCATTCTTCATAAACTCTGGATTTTTTAGTAAGTCGATTAATGTGTTAAATACCCCCCTTGCATTTGTTTTAGTTGTATCTTCTTCATCTTCTAGCTCGCCGCGAACTTGTTCGAGACATTTACGCAACGTCTGAATCGACGTGATTTTGGTTCCACGTTTGATGTTGAATACATAACTATTCGACTCATCTGATGCGCGGATCTTTTTCTTTTTCTTACCATCACCACTTTCCTTCGCAGCCTTTTCCAAATCAATGTTTGATACCGGAATAAGTTGAAATCTGAACTCACTAACATCAATTTCGCCACTACCTACTAAGGGGACAAGGTCATCCATACTATCGATTGACGCTGGTTCATTTCCAGATAACTGATATAATCGGTTAGAATCGTTAACTACATATGATTTTTCGTTAGGGGTTCCTTTTCCAGAAATGATGGTTATCGCATTTTCTTTTGATTTGGGGTCAAATGTCACCTTTTCACCAGTAAAAATAAAGGTCTCTACAATTTCTGTATTGGAACTTATTGATTCACCATCAGCAATACCGATTTCTTGCGCCGGCGCGAAGTATAACTTTTGTTTGTCTTCCTCTTTTTTATATTTATCTTGGGTAACATATTTACCGTACAATATACGATTCACGTCAAAAATATCAGTATCGCGTTTGTTCAACAGTTTACTATTTACTTCCAATTGTACATAGTATGGCGCACATTTTTGTATTACAAATTCCACAAGTTTCTTAGTCTCTTTCGGGTCATTGAAGGTGAACGCCTCACTATGAATCGAAATATCACCGGCAATTTCTGGTCCTAGATTAAATCCGGCTGGTTTTTTCTTGCCGGTCTTTTTCGCATCAGGGGCAGCCTTTTCCGGTGCCGGTGCCGGTGCTGGTGCTTTTTCTGTTTTGGGTGCTGCGGGTGCGGGTGCTTCTGGTTCGGGTGCCGGTGCTGGTGCTGGTGCCGGTGCTGGTGCTGGTGCCGGTGCTGGTGCTGGTGCTGGTGCTGGTGCTGGTGCTGGTGCTGGTGCTGGTGCTGGTGCTGGTGCTGGTGCTGGTGCTGGTGCTGGTGCTGGTGCTGGTGCTGTTTCGGTTGCGAGCGCTGCTTTTGCCTTTGCGTCAGCAGGATTATTCTGAATCTGAATACCACCAGCATCAGCATCAGCATCAGCATCAGCATCAGCATCAGCATCAGCAACTACAGTTTCACCTTTACCACCGATGAACTTTACATGTCGTTGTTTCCTTCGCATTCGTCGCATATTGAGGTATTTCTCCTTTAAATACTCCAACACTGGAAGAGGAATATACTTCTTTAAGGTCTTATTGAATACATTTTTACGTTTCACAATGATATCCGGTGGACTTCGTCTAAATGTTGCAATCCTCCGTCGTTTTGAGTTTCGCGCTTTTTTCCATTTCCGCACACTTTGATGCACCTGTTTTCGTATCTTTCGTATCTTATTTCGTGTTAGTTTCATACGATTTCCATATACATAAATTATATATAATATTATATATAGAAAATACAAATACAAAGACGCAGAAGAATATATACAAGTAATACAAGTAATACAATAGAATACAATGTCATCGAATCAAAAATCCGGTCGTGATGCACCGGTCGATATTACATCAGATATTATGAATCAAGAAGACCGTTCATGTTCATCCACCTGTAGTTTTTCATATCAGTACAACACCAGCACGTGTAATGTATTTCATAGGGGGTCTCATTTAAACATTCCGTATGATAGTGGAAGTGGCGGATTATATCCGGCCAGATACAATGGAGTTGATTATAAAGTAGACAATATCCATATTTACCAACCGTCGCTACATCGCTACGACGGCTCATTAGCCGCAGCCGAACTTCTTGCGTATCATTCTAGTTCAGATGGACGCAATTTAATCGTATGCATTCCTATTCATATTGGAAATGGTGGGGGAAAACAGAGTTCAGATATCATGAACACCATTCTTCAGAGTCTACCAAGACGTTCAAGCAGTGGCGGAAAGTATATATCTGATGTAAACAATTTCAATTTAGGAAACCTTATTCCAAAAGAAGGGTTCTTTACATATGTTGGTCGCCATTTAATACCGCAACACACGGGTATATACAATTATATCGTGTATCACAAAAAAGACGCAATTCTCGTATTTCGAGATTCTATCGCCAGTCTTACTGACCGAAGACGTAACACATCAATATCCGAGACAGGTCCTATCAGTGAAGACCGTATGCCAACGAATATGTATTACTATAACAAACGTGGTGCAAATAACGCCAAAGAAGCCGGTGATATTTATATCAAATGTAATCCAACCGGTGAAGACGGTACCGTATTGTATCAGCAATCCGCCAATAACGGCGAACTCGGTAGTTTGGCTGAACTTGACATGTCCAAATTCGGATTGAGTTGGCAAGCCATACTTCAAAACGATGTATTTCGCACCTTACTCGGGACATTGTTTGGGTTACTCGTCGCAGGAATATTATTTTATATGTTCCGTTTCATATTTAATCGAATCGGGAATAAAGTAAGTTCATCCGGTGTAGTGGTGGGTCAACGTGGCGGTGGCGGTGGTGGAGACGGCGGCGGCGCGTAGCGTAGCGTAGCGTATCACAAACGATACAGATTGTTTGAGATACGTCATCCTATAAATGAAATCATGTATTAGATTACTCCTTGATAGTCCGGTTCACATGCACCATGAAGTGGTCCGAGAACAGGCTGGAACGAACCGCCATCAGATAATCCAATGTCATTATTGGGTGAAATCGGGACTAGGTTGTCGACCAGTTCTTCTTCGAGTGTCTTCACCGGTGCAGGGTTTAATGCAGTCATCACCTCGTGTTTCTTTTGCTCAGTCGGGGAGAATGTCTCTAGACCATAGACACCAGTTGACCGACTCGAACGGCGAATAAATTCATAAGCAGCCAAGAACCCTAAAATACCAACAACCGGATTTGTGCTTATAAAGAGCGTAATTGCGAGTATAATGACGATGACTTGTCCCATCGTACTTTCAGCATACTGCGCCAATGCAGGAGGAACGGATGGGGTAAATACGATATACAATATCAAGAGGACGAAAATCACCATTTCGTGTTGTTTTTCTTGACGCATTAATGTATTGAATGTATCCATGATAATGAATATTGTCTATATATAAACCAAATAGAATGTTATTAGTATTATACTATATATTATTCTAAAACTAACCCTCCAATAGAATTGAAATCTCTCGGCAACTTTATTTTGAATCTACATAAATGACTGCCGCCATCGCCACTACCATCCCGACCGTATCATCCTACTACGGTCCACGTGGATATACTCTTCTGAAGGAATGTATGGAATCCGACGATTTAAAGTTATTGAGAGATGAACTCACAGTTGGAGCATATGTTCCTAAAGCACCTGTTCAACCTCCTAAATTCCCGATTTACCGCGAATGTTCTAAAAAGATATATATTCCGCGGTTTTATGGAACAAAAATATACGGCACCCCAGAAGAAACGCGGATACCCCCAGGTGTCCCAGTGTCAGAATCTCTCGTATTCTCCGGCGAAATGCGTGAATATCAAAATGTCATCGTTGATAAATATATCCATCAAGTTACTAAACCCGAAAACGCGGGGATGGGAGGAGGCGGGCTACTCGATGTTGACCCAGGCAAAGGAAAAACGGTCATGGCGCTTAATGTTATAGCACGTCTGCGTGTGAAAACACTCGTCATCGTCCATAAAAGTTTCCTTTTGAATCAATGGATTGAGAGAATTCAGCAGTTTCTGCCGGCCGCGCGTGTTGGTATGATACAAGGTCAAATACTCGACATCGACGATAAAGATATTGTTATCGGGATGCTCCAGTCTCTCTCCATGAAGGAGTATCCGAGAGATGTATTTGACTCCTTTGGTCTCTCGGTATACGATGAATGCCATCACATGTCAGCCGAAGTATTCTGTAGGTGCATGATGAAGGTCGTAACGAAATACACCCTTGGTCTCTCGGGGACAATGGTGCGTAAAGATGGACTGACAAAAGTATTCAAACATTTCTTAGGCGATGTCGTGCATAAGGAAAAGAACGACACAACGTCTCATGCAGTAATTGTGAAAGGGATTCAGTATAAAGTGGATGACGCGGAGTTCAATGAAACCGAATATGATTATCGTGGCAATCCTAAATTCAGTACGATGATTTCTAAAGTGTGTAACTACAACCGACGAAGTGAGTTTATATTGGATGTGCTACAGAACGAACTCGCGACGAACCCCGACCAACAAGTGATGATACTTGCGCATAATCGGTCGCTCCTCGAATACTTTCACGACGCGATTGAACACCGGAAAATTGCGACAGTTGGTTACTATGTGGGCGGAATGAAAGAGGCCGCGCTGAAATTGAGTGAAAGCAAGAAGGTGATTATTGCGACCTATGCGATGGCGTCAGAGGGGTTGGATATCAAGACGTTGACGACGCTGATTATGGCTTCGCCGAAAACGGATGTGTGTCAGTCGGTGGGACGTATCCTGCGCGTAAAACATGCATCCCCGCTCGTTATTGATATTATTGACCCACAAGATGTATTCCGTAGTCAATGGTTGAAACGGCAGACGTATTATATCAAACAACGATACCGTATCATCATGACAGACACGGAAGGATATTATAAAAACAATTGGGTCGTGAAGTATACGCCACCGGCACCTAAATCAAGTACAAATCGAGAAGTTCGAGAGATTGATTTTACGGACGCGGATATTATCGAAATCGACGAAGAAACGGGCGTTCTCTCGGTGACGACGGAGACAAGTGCAAAGAACAAAATGAAATCAACCATTCCTAAAACAAATGGGAAATGCTTGATTCGATTAGAAGAGTAAGACTACGTTATCTGCTAGCATACACTACGCAACTGGATGGCAACTATTGTACGCGGAATAAGGTGCTGGATTTGCGAGTGCAGATGAATATTTGTCGACTCCGGTAGCAGGACCGGCGATAGAATAGGCCGCATTTGCAAACCCGCTGCCGTTGCCACCGCGTTGTTTGACACGACGCGTTCTGGACTTGGAGTGGCAAATACAATGACAATTTTTAACGCGGCATTTACGACTACGACTATGACTACGACTACGAGAACCGCCAAATAGATTACAACGGCATTTCTTACCAGGGCGCATCAGTTTACGTCGGCTGCTGCTCTTTCGACGTTTACTACCACCACGAGTAACAGAATTGTGTCCAACACTTACAGGTGCATATGACCCACGCGCATATGTATCTTCTGGGCGCCCACCATCGAAAGAATGATATTGACTCATGCCACCTCCACCTTGAACGAATGCGCGACCACCTTGACCTGGATACATATTTCCAGAACTTCCTCCCGTAATAGGAACCTCTTTACTGGATAGTGCGATACCGGAATTATGTTCGGCTAGAGGATTTGAACGCAAATATTCGGATGACGACATTATGATATACTATGTGGATATTATAATGCAATGCAATGGAATGGAATGCGCGAACGGTAGTGTAGCGGAATGGAATGCGCGAACGGTAGTGTAGCGGAATGGAATGCGCGAACGGTAGTGTAGCGAAATGCAATGGAATGCGCGAACGGTTACTACGACCTATAATTCTTGTTTGACCGTCTACGACAGAATGTACGCTTGGTTCCACGAGCATACTTACATCTCTGTCTCAATTTGCGACTATTGCAGGTCTTCTTACTTTTTGAACGGCACGGAGATGAATGTAAACGCGCTAAATATTTCTTCTGGTCACGTAAAGTAAAACGCCTAATTTTACGATTCTTCTGCCCACTAATTGGCGCAGAGGGTTGAAGATTCATATGCTCGCCTGAAAGACGAATCTTGCGCTTGGCGCCACCAGATAATGGGTCGCTGGACTGGGACTGGGACGCAGGTTCACTCATTGATATATATTACGACTAAAAAATATAATCATGGATATCCTGAACTGTATAGCATATGGGTATACGATTCATCAAACAATGTATCAACTATCAAACGTAACTCAGGAGACCGAGTATACAATGGATTCGTTCGTGGAATATAGGACAATGCATATTCACGCAATTCGTACAAATGCCGCATTTGTGTAATATGATGACGCCCATCAATCATAATAGCCGGGGTCGTGATGCCGTATTCTTTCTCAAACGGATATACAATATTACGAAGTAGGTAATCCATTGCAATCTTGTAGCTATACATCGACGGAGAGATATGTTGCGCAGAATGACTGAAATTGGAAATATTGAATACAATACCGTTTAGAATACATTTATTCGCCCATATATATTCAAACATTTGTCGTGTGTGTTCAATTCCGTCATTTGAAATCGTGGCATAAATCCATACAGGTGCCAGATGTGCCGCCGCAGGCGTCGCCTGCAATGACTTAATATTACGCACAACGTATTCGTGATATCCTCCTTTCGTCTCCGTTCCCGTCCCCGTCCTCGGCCTCGGTCGTTTCCCATCAATGACAACCAATCTATCATCTTTTACGAGAAGAGCATCTTGTGCATTACGACAAATCATAGGGATTTGCTTCTCGCGCAGGATGGAAACCACATCGGACGAAGATGCGGGTGAAACCGAATAACATGGGCGAATATCAGGGATATATTTATTCCATTCTTCAAACACTCGCGTTATCTTTGTCGAGCGATATTGATGATATAAACGATGATAGCGAAGCATTTACTGTGTGATAATATATGAATATATGAATTATTTTTATACTCATTTGCGCTTGTATTTCAAATAACGCATTTCATGTTGTTTCACTTGTTGGTCCGTTATGATTTGTGAAATCGATGTCGTTTGTAATGCGAATAGTTGTATTGGCACCCACCTACAAAACCGTTTATTAAACTGACACATCATGATAAACTCTTTATGAAGCGAAACATATTTGTCGGGTTCTGTATTCTCGAATTCGACCTCGTCTTCGCTTTCTTCTTGCGCATCCAATCGCGCATTTTCGACAATATTGCGAAATAACTTGTTCATCATAACACTTGTTTTATAACTGGAAATATGTGCAAAATTGTGAAAGACAAGTTCATTGGTTCGACTGGATGTGTTTTTTACGAACAATTCATAAATATCGTTCTGAATATTCGGTCGAACCATAAATGTGGCTTGAATATTGGTGAGCATGCCATCTGTTGGCGGGACATACCACCTATGCGTGGCGGGGGTGGGGGCGTGCACGGGTGCGGGGGCGGGTGCGGGGGCGTATTTTGGTCGAATATCTATCTCTTCGCGTTTCGCTGGCGCTGGCGCTACCAATTCGTCGCCGGGTTGATATAAACGCTGATATACTCGACTATGTTTTTCAAGACGATATTGAATGGCGAATACAGGATAAGGCAACTTAGGTATAGTTGTATAGACATCATTATCGTTGTTACATAATACCGGTAATCCAAATATAATACTGTTATGTTTTGTATACGCGACTTGACGAATATCGCATTCATCAAAAATACGTTCACACATTTGAATATGACCGGACAATGATAGAGACGGAACCGGCGATCCCTTATACCAATAAATCGTATGAATGGAAAAAAATGTATTATCGAACCCTCCCACTACACCCGCACCCGTGCGGAATAATACACCTCCAAATACAGTTCCATATACAAGAGACTGTTCAATACATGCGTCGTAGATGCGAACCGCGCCAGGATACCAACCATTTTCTTGATGAAACCTTCGAATGGATGAAGTCAATGGACCGTCGTATTTATTAGTACCTAGTATATCAATGATGGCTACAATCTTATTGCGGTTCCATTCCGTCACCCATGCGATGCATCGTTTGCCCTTTGGAAGAATAAAACACCTATAAGAACCTGTATGTAAAGATTGATTATCGTTCTTATGAATAGTGGTTTCATAAGAAAGTCGCGTATTCGGAAAACTCGTCAATAAACCTTCTGTTTCCAGTGAGTTCAATGTATGTACACCCTTGTGAGTGTTATTGTCGTTGCGGCGATTGTCGTTGCGGCGATTGGTATTGAATACACGAGACATGTTATGGTGTGTATAATATACACGGTTTGTCTTTAACTCGTTTGATAGTGTCCAATTTCACGTACATATTCTTTTAAGTCCGACTTCATATCATCCGAACTTTGCGTTATCCCTAAAGGTTCTATAGCTAGTGGTAGTGGTAGTGGTACTGGTAGTGGCGTCGTCGATGACGAACATGACTCAATGCGCGACGAAATTGTTGTTGTAGGGTGGTCTATCTTTTTATTGATAGATTCTAACAGTGATTTATATTCTTGTTTTTGGCCTCGAATCAGGTCTTTCACTTTTGGCGTTGTAAGGGTTGTTTCAAAATAAATGTACAAATAATGTATCATAACAATCAGACACGCCGAAAAGAGAATATTTTGAATAAGCCACCACATATTGTATTCAGGTGTATATTATGAACATAATTTGAAGTGGTCTATGAACGAAATTATGTCATCCTTGCATGTTCGTGTGAGTGGGTCGAGTTGTTTGACATCCAAGACGTCGTTGATACCGTTTTCAGTGGTGATATAAAAATCCACGACTTCCGATTCTGTCTCATTCAAAATAAAAACAAATGCATTCATCGATTTCTCATGCATTTTGACAACCTTTTTTACGTGTCGCACGACGATGTGATTTGGCGGAATGATATGTCGTTGAGAGTGGTTAGACGCCGACGCCGACGCTAGTTCATAATAACTTTCATCTACAAGGACCGGAATTATTTTACTATCACGGTGATTCAGTTCTACAATGCGAATAGGCCCATCGACCGGAATACGTTCATGTATGTTTTGACACGTTCCATGGTCGTTTGCACGTATTTCATAGATGGCTTCATCCGAGAGAATAAGATGCTCCATTTTTTTAGTTACAAAGAATATCTCGGTTCCCTTTGGTCGCAAACGACCTCGCTCGATGATTTGGTGTATTTTCTGATGGTAAAGTGTTTTCATATCCTGTAACGTTACATCCAATAAATAGATTTTGGGTTCGGTTCTTTGTTGCGACTGAATACCGTGCGTATTCATATTCTTTCGATAAATCGTAGATAGTTCAGAGATAATCATTGCTTGTCGCGCATTTTGCCCTTTTCGTTGGGAACGAAAGTTCGTGCTAGCGCTCGGAGCTGACATCGCGATTGTGATTGTTATAATAAATCATGTTCTATGTTTATGTCGTATTATTCGGTCGGCACCCCCACCACCACCATCGAAACAATATAGAAAGAAATCGCGTATTCTATACACAACAATGTCACCGTCTACTTCGGCCGCGACAAAGACCACGATTGTTATCGTATCTAAAACAGGTACACTTTCTGAATGTACAGTTGACTCGAATAAGGAAACTACGATTGATGAAATAACCGTATTATTATCTAAAAAATGTGGATATCGAAATCATGATGGGTTTAGTTGTTATCATACGTGGAGATACCGTAATAAACATAAGTATTCGTTCCATACGGGCGATGCGGGCGAGGGCGCCGAAGCCGCTGTGCCAAAGTATATTTATGTAGATGTATGGGCGAAGACGGATGGTCGCGCTGGACAAGAAAATAAATACGAACTTCCGCCACCCATTGACGAACTCCTTATTTTTGGGAATATGGCGCTTGTGGCGAGAATCGATAAGGAAACGGCTGTCAACTTAACGATTGAGTTATGGAAATCCATCTATGAGAAACTATTTGGCGGATTTGAAGACCTGTCGCTCACAGTTGCTGAAGATGAAAACGAAATCGACGAATTGGATGCAATTCCTGCATGTAAAAAAACAAGTAATGGGTACTTAAAGGATGGGTTTGTGGTGGAAGATGACATGGATGAAACCCCGAGATGTAAGCGGGTGACACGCGGGCGTGGTGGTGGTGGTGGCGGCGGAAAGAAACCCAAGTCCGAATCTACGGAAGGCGAATTTGTTACGGAAACCGATACGGAGACGGAGACGGAGTCGGAGACGCCTGTAACGAATTCATCGGACCAAGATGGTGAAGGTGAAATAGAACCGTTGCCTGTGAACAAGATTGTTTCCAAGAAGGCAGTAGCTGCTGCGGTGAAACCTCCCAAGAAGGTTGCAAAGAAACAAGGGAGTGGAAAGTCGAAGAAGGTCGTAGAGGAAAAAATAATTGACACCGAACAGGAAATGGAATCTGAATTAAGCGAGGATTCATATGACTGACGTGGCTGCGCTACGCTACGCTACTGTTCATGTATTTCGTATTTCGTATTTCGTATTTCGTATTTCATAAAATTGATTAAAGATATTACTCTTTAGTATAGTAATACCTTTTCTACTTCCCCATCTTGATGTCTACCATCGAATCAATCGCATATCCGGACCATTTTCGCACCGAAGTTCGCAAACGAATCCATGCACTATTATATCACAGCGACGGCGAGTTCGATTGTGGTAGCACTAGCGGACTCAATGATACAGTTACATCCGTCGCTACCAATATCGAAAAAGGCATCTTCAACTGGTCGATTCAACACGCTAGTAATAATAATATCGTTAAAAAATGGTCAAACCCATTCTTCATTACATTATACGTTGACCGCTTACGTTCGATATATATCAACTTAAAGAACCCCGATGTTTCAAGTGCAGTGACATCCGGTAATATCAAACCACAAGACCTGGCGTTCATGTCCCATCAAGAGATATGTCCGGCCAAATGGAAGCAACTCATCGAAGACAAGAAGGTTCGCGATAAACAGAAATACGAACCGAACATTGAGGCTTCTACGGACAATTTCACGTGCAATAAGTGCAAATCGAAGAAATGCACGTATTACCAACTTCAGACTCGTTCTGCAGATGAGCCAATGACGACATTTGTTACATGCTTGGAATGTGGCAAGAGGTGGAAATGCTAATGGAATGAAATGGAATGCGAATGGAATGAAATGGAATGCGAATGGAATGAAATGAAATGGAATGGAATGAAATGCGCGCGAGCAGCAGCGTAGCGGAATGCGCGCAAGCAGCAGCGTAGCGGAATGCGCGTAGCGTCATGAATAAAAATAAATGTATAGTAAAAGATGTCAACTCCATTTTTTACTATATTGAAAACCTACTTTCACTGTTGTACAACGCGAGGTTCGTGTTGTTACACTACAAAAATTGACGAATATTCGAATAAACCATCCACTATGAATGCCGGTGATAAAAGCCCATTTTTTGAGGATTTGTCGAGTCCGTCAAATCAAGGAACCCCGATTACATGGTCATCTTCATCATCTTCACTGGACGGGTTTACACCTCCATGTAAAAAACCAACCGTAAAACCAACATTCAAGTCATATAACATTAGTATCATACCAACGAATTATTATAGTGATTAGAGTATCTCTAAATCTTGGATCCGCCAATATTCAGAACCGCCATTCGGTAATGGGCGTCGAATAATAAACGGCGTCTTTTTCTGTTCTAACTCCTTCACAGCAATCAAGTATCCATCGATGACAGTCGAGTCAATCTTGATGAACGCTGGCGCACCTTCATTCAACTGTTTTGCGCGTTGTCCTAATATCCGCGTTTTCTCGTATTTCGTCATAATGGGTATCGTGCGATGTAAATCGTCAACGATGACACCCGCGCTATTCCGAACAACACGCGACAATGTCTGAATCTCGTCATAATTATGCGACATGGATTCCGGGTGATACCGTTCGATATAACTCTCGGAAACGGAAGCCCCGAGTTTCTGGAAATACTCCGATGAATCTCTGTCGGCATCTTCATCACCGCCGTCGTCATCGTCTGCGTCATCATCAAAATTGATACCATGAGGAACACCTAGTAATGTCAGGTCGTCTTCCGCGTCTTTTTTGCCGGAAGAAGCGCGCTTCTTTTTATTTTTCTTCGCTTTGTTAAGGGCCGCTGCGTCATCATCACTCCCCCCTCCTTCTTCGTCTCCTCCTGCGCCAACACCGGGTCCTTCTCCTTCTCCTTCTTCGTCTCCTGCAATAGATGACGCGGCCGATGTTTCATCATCATCTGATGACTCCGACCCAGTTTCATCATCATTGTCGGTTGATTGTTTTGACGCGGAGTCATCATCACCGCCACCGCCTGCATCTGAATCGACTCCTCCTTCTCCTTCTTCGTCATCTAAACCGACATCAATCTCGACTTCTTCTACATCATTAGGTGGGACTGGATTCGAGGCTGCGTTACTTGACATCTATACAATGTTTATATACAATGCGTATACAATGATATATATAACCGTAATACTTTATTATGTTTCAATTTATTGTTGTTCCGTATTCCATACTTTGTCGCATTTCGCACAAAGGTAAACATACTTCAAGTTGGTATCATCGTAACGAACGTATATAATCTCTGATTTGGGTTTGTTACGTGCGCCGCCGCCGCCGCCGCCACTGCTGCCGGCGTTACTCGGACATTCATCATTCGGGCAGCGCATCGTATGAATCCGTGGTAGCGTTGGGTCCAGTTTCGTATACTTATTCACCACTTGAGAGAATGACTGATTTGTAGTTGAATGTTTCATATTCATCTTTGAAACACAAATATTCTCAGAAGCAACTGTATTGTCAATGTTTCCACAATTACGGCAGTAATATTGCAACTCGTTCTCTGGAGTCACGCTAATATAGTACATGTTATTACAAACGTTACAAAAGTGCATTCTTGTCGATGTACAACGAATGATTGATATAATGTATATGTATACAATAATTTCAATTTAACTCGTTTAAGTATTATAAGAATGATTGAGGTGTCACGCCGTCAAAATCGCTTCATATTGCGCGAGTATGGTCGAATAACTAATATTCGTGGTTATCCCTCCATATAATCCAATCGACACTGTTTTGCGTTCCGGGAACGCCTTCTCTCGTTCCACCAAAATCTCTCGGATACGTGTTTTGTTCTCCTGAAACTTGCGGCGCATAAACTCTTGAAATGCCGGAACTAATGTGGATTCTATCGTAATATACGTGGTCAGTTCCGCCAACAATGTTAAACATGCAAACCGGTAATTGTAATACTCCACAATGGTATGATATGAGATGAAATCGCTATGCCCGCTTCGTATACCGGGTTCATGAAGAAGAGGTTCTTTATCCAACAACGACTGAAATGTCATGAGGACAGACCGAATATTCTGGCACCCCGACCATTGTTCGCCACGCCATGTATTGACAATGGAAGCACACACCTTCTTATTCGCGTAAAAATTGGGGTGAAACCGAATATTGTTTGTATTCGTTAGGTAAGAAACAATCGGCGGTGAATGTGGATAGTTTGTAGGGAACTTAAAGACGAAGAAGTAATAACCGCCGAAATAAAGCGAGTCGGATGGTCCGACAATACAAGCGTAACCGGTCAGCATATCCGTCTCACTGTGTTGATACATAATACCGCATTCTTCTAATGTAGAGTCCGTGACTACTCCGCGAATGTCTTTAAGTAGGCGCATGACCGTATCTCTCGGAATGACAACTTTCGTCGTCGCCGCTGTCGTCGCCGTCGCCTCGCCAGTATCCGTCATCGTAATAATTCGTTGTTTACTGTAGACCCACTAATTGTTTTTATGTGTTTTTATTTCTATAACTTCGGCATAAAATTGAAAATGATTTAATAGTATAACATTTAATAGTATAACATTCAATACTGCCGTAATAACCATGACCAAACCGTTTTTGAAATGGGCCGGAGGTAAAACTCAAATCATCGCAGAGGTTATGGCGCGATTTCCGCCAACAATAAATAATTATCACGAACCATTCTTGGGCGGTGGAAGCGTTCTTCTCGCACTTCTCTCGTCCATTGCAAACGGAACCATAACCGTCGCCGGGAAAATATATGCAAGCGACATCAATTCGACATTGATTGGATTATACCAGAATATTCAGACCAATCCTCACGCAGTCATTGCCGAAGTAAGGCAACTCATGGAAGAATCGGTCGCGTGTAAATGTGAATGTGAAACGGAACAAACAAATGGACAAGTCAATCGCAAGGCGTCAACATTACAAGAGGCGCAAACATCGCCGGAATCGTATTACTTTTGGGTTCGGTCACGGTTCAATATGTTATCAAAGGAAGACCGTATGACGATACCTGCATCCGCATTGTTCCTTTTCATGAATAAAACATGTTTTCGCGGACTATACCGTGAAGGACCCCATGGGTTTAATGTCCCCTACGGCAACTACAAGAATCCGGCAATTTTGGATGAAGAACACATCCTTCATATCTCTGCACTAGTCAAGAATGTTGTATTTTCCGTGTGTTCGTTTCCGGATGCATTCTCTCGAGTTGTTGCCGGGGATTTCATGTATATTGACCCGCCATATGCTCCAGAAACATCAAAATCGTTTGTCTCGTATACGTCTGACGGATTCAAACTCGCGGACCACAATACATTATTTGCGCATTGTGCCGAACTAAAAGAAAAAAAGGTGGTTCTACTCATGAGTAACGCCGATGTCACCCTTGTAAGAGATGCATTTCCGGCGCCGTTATATTCAACTACGGTGATAAGTTGCCGAAGAACGATTCACTCCAAAGAACCGGACTCACGGACAAATGAAGTCTTGATTATGAACTGATACTGCTGCTGACAACCAGCAACTTCAGGATGTCTGTTGCACCAATGTACTCGATTCCGATTTCGCGGAAACATTCCAATATTTTCTGTTTTTGCGCACTCGACTTTTCACCAGGGAGGTTACCGTAGCTTTCGCGGCACACTTTCTCGGCGCCACCCATGCAAAGAATCTTCAGTGGTTTGCCGTAGAGTTGAGGAACTTCAGCATATTTGAAAGGGGAGCCCAGTATTTTTTCACCAGCAGTTCCGCTTGTGAAGAATGTTTGGGCCTTGGCTTCCAATATAGCATCATCAACTTCTGCATCAGGTTGATAATGCTGTTTGTTGACTGGTTTGGATACACGTTTTCCAAGCAACGTGAAGATTTCTTCACACAAATGTTCGCCGAACTTGTTGGTCCACTGTTTGTCCAGTTTCAAATCTGGGCGGCGAACCCGGAGCATGTCTTGTCCCCATTTGTCTTCCAATACCTTGTAGATTTTCTCATCCGTGGTCTTGTTCTTTTTTTGGATTTCTGGGAGAAATGACAGGTCGCCAAACAACCACTGAATCACCTGCTTCTGGCGAAGAAGGACGATGCCGGGGGTGGCGGCTGCGGGGCTGGACGCAATCATTTTGCAAACTTTTTCGATGAGTTCTTGCATTTCTGGTGTTATTGGTGTAAATACAAGAGGTGACTTTACATCAGTTTCTTCGATGTGTGTTTGTTTCTTTTGGGCGGTGGCGGCCTTGGTGGCCTGGACCTGGGATTGGCACTTACGTTTGTCATGTCCGGTCTGTTTGCATACAGAGCATGCACGGGTAGCGGTAGCGGTAGCGGTAGCGGGTGTCTGATTCATATTTCTCTGATTCGTAGGATTCATGATATCTATGAAAAAGTATTTCAATTTTTTCCATCATTCACCAAATATCAGTCCATCAAGACATTTTTTGTGACGATAACCCTAGCAGTATGAGACGATGCATTGCGAAAAAGGAAGACCATTATGCTCACGTTTTTAAACGCCTTACGATATATCGTCACAAAACTGGAAACTGAAACCCTAAAAAAAAATTCATCGTCTAAATCGACTTTTTTACAAAAGTCCTGCGCCCAGAAAAACGAAAAAAAAAGCATCCCCCCAAAATGGCCGAAAAACCCGATGGAAAAGTCCAAGTACCATTTTTGGGGGATCAGATTTAGAGATAAAACCTCTGGAATATATAAACCGGAGGTTTTATAAATTTCAATTGATAAATCTGACAAAATTGAACTTTGAACCTATACAATTTGAAATTACAAGACAGACGATGAGCGCGATTATAAATAACACAGGACATCAAGGAAATGGAGGAGGGGGCGCTGGCGCGCCTGGCGCGGGGTCGGCGTCGGCGTCGGTCGTTGACCCTACAACCGCATCATACCAGTCTCTTTGTGCAGGGATGACGTATGAACAATTTATGAAACATCACGTATCGAAACCAGGCGAAGCGTATACACATACGCGGATTGGCGACAAGACACTGAATGTGTATGGCGGAGTGTATACAATTCCGCCAGCGATATTACCGGTCTTCTGGAAGAAATATTATTCGCATGTTTTCGAGAATGCAAAACACGAACACTTGACTGAAAAACAGAATACGGAGAAGGGCGTGATTGTCGTTGATTTCGATTTTCGGTATGAAACAAGTATTACGAAACGCCAACATTCCAAGGAACATGTCTTGGATATGATTCAATCCTATATTCAAACATTGGAAACATTGGTGGATATTCCAAGTGACGCACAAATCCCGATTTATATCTTTGAGAAAAATGACGTGAATCCGCTGGAGGATGTTACAAAAGACGGTATTCATATGATGATTGGGGCGTATGTTGAACGCCCTGTTCAGCGAATGTTGCGCGCCAGGATGTTGAAAGAACTTCCGCAAATCTGGACAGACCTTCCTGTTACAAATTCATGGAACGATGTTCTTGATGAAGGTATTTCGCGCGGACACACAAACTGGCAATTGTATGGGTCGCGTAAACCAGGACACGCCGCGTATATGTTGAAGTATCACTTTATCATGATGCATGACCCCGATGACGAAGAAGGCGCGTGGATGTGTCAGGAAGAAAAAACGAGCAAGTTCAATGTGAAGGAGAATTTCGCAAAACTATCCGTCCAGATGTCGCCTGGGATTGATACCGAATATCCGTCATTTACGCTGTTGCCTGGCAATGCTGCATTGAAGGCGGAATATGATTCGCTTCTGAATCAACAACGAGGGATGAGGAGTGGTGGTGGCGGTGGTGGCGGTGGCGGTGGTGGCGGCGAACAAGGTGGCGGTGGTAAACGCCTTCGTCTAGTTGTCACGGGTGGCGCGAGTGGTGGCGCAGGAGGTCTAAGTACAAGTATCGGCAGTGGGTCCGAGTCATTGATATCACATAATGGAGTCATCATGATGGATAAAATAACAAATCATAACGAACTGGCGATGGCCGTCGAAGTGATGCTCAATATGCTTGAACCCAAAGAATATGAAATCCGCGAGACACATTATTACACAATGGCGCTTCCGTCGCAATATTATGACCCATACGACAAATGGCTTCGCGTCGGTCTGGCGCTACACAACACCAGCGATAAACTCTTCCTCACGTGGATGCTTTTCAGCGCGAAATCTGCGAAATTCTCCTACGCCAATATTATGCGACATTATGATACGTGGTCGAACTTCCCGTATAGTCCGGATGGTCTAACCAGGCGGTCAATCATGTATTGGGCGAAGAATGACTGCCTGGAAGATTATACCCGCATTCGTAATGAAACCATCGACAATTTCATCCATCAAACGATTTGTAACGAGACGACCAATGACGCGTCGACGGATGTGGATTTGGCGACAGTATTGTATACCATTTTCAAGGACCGATTTGTATGTGTCAGTGTCAAGGACAATATGTGGTATGAGTTTGAGAAGAATCGGTGGGTCGATTGTGACCAAGGCAACTCGCTTCGCGCGCTGATTTCGAAAGATATGCACGACATTTATACAAAAAAACACCGGGATATCATGGATATGACATCCGGGTTAGACCCCACTTCTGACCAGTATACCAATGCGCGTAAAAAGTCGCGTCGCATTGTGGATATTTGTACCAAACTCAAGACAACCAGTTTCAAGAATAATATTATGCGTGAAGTGCGTGAACAGTTCTACGACAAGGATTTCGAGGAAAAAATCGATACACGTCCCGAACTCCTTTGTTTCAAAAATGGCGTCATCGATTTCAACACGAAAACATTTCGTCGTGGTCAACCCGATGACAATATGTCGAAAACCACGAAAATCGACTACATTCCACTGGATGCCGAAAAACACCGTCAACAAATCAACGAAATCAACGAGTTTATGGCGCAACTCTTCCCGGAAGAAGAGCTCCGGAATTACATGTGGGAACATCTGGCTTCAACGCTTATCGGGACAAACCGCGAACAGACATTCAACATCTATATCGGCGGTGGTAGTAACGGGAAATCAAAACTCATCGAACTGATGTCGGCGTGTCTTGGCGAATACAAGGCGGTCCTCCCCATCACTGCAGTAACCCAGAAACGCGCAATGATTGGCGGGGCTTCACCGGAACTGGCCGTACTGAAAGGTGTGCGATATGCAGTGATGCAGGAACCGACGAAAGGCGACCGAATCAATGAAGGTATTTTGAAAGAAATCACGGGTGGCGATGACATGACGGCTCGCGCCCTATTCAAAAATACGATTACATTCGTCCCTCAGTTTAAACTCGTTGTTTGCACGAATGTCCTATTCGACATCAAGAGTAATGATGATGGAACGTGGCGTCGTATTCGTCTGTGTCCGTATAAATCCAAGTTCTGCGAAGAACCGAAGTCAGACGACCCAGAAGAACCGTATCAGTTCCTCATTGATAAGAACCTGGATGTGAAAATCAAAACGTGGGTAAATGTCTTTATGTCGATGCTGGTCAAAAAGGCATTTGATACGGATGGAAAAGTGAAGACATGCGCGGCCGTCACTGCGAGTAGCAACAAGTATCGCAATACTCAAGACTACTTGTCGGAATTCTTGCGCGATAAGATACGGTCAGCTGATGAAGATAGTTATATCAAAAAGACCGAAGTATATGAAGAGTTTAAGAAATGGTATATTGTTCAACATGGCAAGAATATCCCGAAAGCCAATGAATTGTATGACTACATGACGAAGAAATTCGGGAAACTTATGGCGAAAGGATGGCGGAAGTGTCGTATTCTATACGAGGATGATGATGAAGACAATGACGACGCCGAACACTACAGCGGTGGCGGTGGCGGTGGCGGTGGCGGCGGCGGCGGCGGTGGTGACGACGGTAGCGGTGGTGGCGAATAACGGGCGGGCGTCTCAATGCCAAAACCGTACATTCTTCAATCCTAATAATTCTAATATTTTGGCGATTAAATCAAATATCCACAATACGACTTGTAGAATGTATTTTGGATACATACCCAGTAATATCACGCTACCAATAATGCGATAGTCTAGATTGCCACCTTTGAACAACCCCCGCAATGACATAAACGCAAATAGAATGAATACGCCGTAGTATATAAAGTGTACGAGGTCTTCGTAAAAGGCCAGACTATTGTATTCATCATAATCATACAATGCATTTTGCTTGTATAAATCAATATTTTTCTTTTGATTTTCCATAATGGATTGAATATCACGTTGTTCTAATAATGTCAAATTTGGCGAGGCAGACTGTCCGACTCTTGTTGACGCACCGCGAGTTATACCTCCTCCTCCTCCACCACCTGTGATGATAGCATAATATGTATTCAATAACAAATCGGATCTATCAAACTCAGAGTTAATCTTTCGAATATATGTATCGATTATCGTATTGGCGTTTCTACATTTTCCTCTATCAGCCTCTGTCGACCCTGGCCCCATAGTATCGCAATCTGTGTAATATTGATTCCATGGAAGTATTGTTTTATTCGTGTCAGTGGTTCTAACAGTACCACTATCACTGTAAAGAGGAAGTCGCGCATTGAACTTATTATTTGTGTTCGTTTCTGGTATTTGCGCAGGAGTAGCAAAATCAAACCCTTCTTGTATATCTTCTTTTCCCATCACGAAACCTTCTACTTGGTTGGTATACCCATTTCGTTGAACTTGAAATCCTTGTGCTTGCTGTATCACTGGGTAAATATTACCATCGCCGTTTTTATTTGTGCGCACACGTCGGTCAGTTTCAATATACTGATTGGCTTTGGTTATTAAGTCGCTACTACTTTGACGGCAATTATTTCGCACATCCACCCATTCTTTGTGCGCCTTAACGATTTCATTATTATTGGCTTTTTTATTAACTAAATTAGTATATCTCGTACTTTTATCTATAATATTATAATCGCATTTTCTGTATAGGTTTCGGGCGTAAATCCATTCTGCATGATGAAGACTGATTGTATATTTATCTTTTTCGGGACCGGTAAATCCACCCTGGTTTATGATATTCTTTACTTTTATCAAGTCCTGTTGTGATTTTGCAACTACTTCATCAATAGAACGTTGCCCTTTGTCAACGCCGTCTGTCAATTGAGCCGCTTCTTTATCTGTTGCGGCCGTGGCTGCTGCCGTCTCTAGACCTTTTTTGGCTTGCTCTTGAATTTCGGGCTTCTCTTTGGCGTCATCTATATTAATCCTGTCATCACTCATTCTTATAATGTAACTACTATAATGGTTAGATTATATACATTCGCGTTTTACATTTTGAATATTATCGCATTTCGATTCTAAATAATCATAATACTCGATTCGGTTGGTTCTTTCGTGGTTTTCACCTTAATAATGCTCCCGCTCGGCGAAACAGTTGCATTCATACCAGTTATAGTAATTGTATGAATGGACCCGGCATTTTTAGGACCTGGAGACACATCAAATGGTTCGCTTGTAGAAACAGTACCACTACCACCTGCATCAATTCTTAGGTTCGTTCCCCCAAAAATGGGACCTGAACCATCTTGGATTTTAGGCAAGGTTATAGTAATCTTGTCTCCTGTAACTAATGCATTCATGAGATAGACATTGATGGTTAGAGTGTTAGACACCCAATTCGCTGTTCCAGAAGGAATACATTTCTTCTCCGTTTCATTCCATTTGGTTCCAACATGACAGCACCCTGGACCATAACATGGCGCCATTCCCATTCCCATATCCGAGAGATTCGCGGGGTCATCCGACATTTGCGTAATGTGTTTTTTATTCATTTGTTCTTCATTGAAATTCCAGTCATACTTATTAAAATCATGGTCATTTCTACGGACGATATCATACGCCTGTTGTCCAATAACAATTCCTCCTAATGTAAGCACGAAAATAACGCCTAAAGTAGAAATAGAATCTGGTATCAGTTCCTTTTTACGCAATACGGCCAGGGCCATGAGTGCAATAGATAAGAAAATAATATTCTTCATGATTTCGGTATTTGCTTCGTAATTCTGAGTATAGTATGTATTTATTTGCGCCATACGGCGTTTATTCAAATTATCCTGTTTGAGGTCATTCGCACTCTTTTCCGCGCGCTTTTTCTCCTTTTTAATGAAGTCGATTGCAGTTTTCTGGGCATCATATAGTGCCTGAGAATTAAATACACTACCAGCCTGCTTCACTGTTCCGTATGTATAAGCCAATACAGTGACAAGTGCAGACTGCACCTTTCTTAAATCAGTGGCCTCGGCAATAGATGCATTTACAAGACGCGTATTTATAGTATTGATTGCAGATTCGATTTCCTTTATATAAGCGGGAGAATCGGCGACACCCCCTGAATCCAGAACAATAACCGGTGTACGAACTGGTGTTAATGATTCAGCCGAACTCGTAGTTGTAAAATAGAATTCAGAAATACCTGGGGATTTACCGGTTGTTGTATCTTCTCGTTCACCCATTATCGTTATATTGCTCATGGTGATTGTTACAATTGAACCTGAAGCCACCGCGCCTGATGCTCGAAAAGTAACAATATTACCGGATAATGATGCAGAACCAAATAACCCCCCTGGAATCGTGTAGTCTCCAGCAGTTTCACCCATATTAACTCCTTTACCAGTTGGCCATGTCACCGTAATACTGTCTTGGCTGGTTAACGCAGCGCCTAGTGTAACATTCAATATCAAGGTTATACTAGTTTGGTTCGTCGTCCTTCGCACCAATTCTTGATTTGAAACAAGTCGACTCGTCAACCCCTCAACATATCCTCCGCGGTAGAGATAATCTTTGAATAACTTTCCAGCGCACAATACAATTATTGCAAATAATGCAACGAATATTTGATTTTTTTCACTTAACTGATATACCATTTATAATGAGTAGCTATAATCCTTAAATACTCATCATATAATTATTTCTTTTTATATGTACGTTTTCCCCCGGTTGTTGCGCCGTTGTTGCCGCCACCACCGCCACCACCGTCGCCACTGACAGCATCACCTACACTATTCACTGCATCGGTCGCTGTTTCGCTCACTTTATCCGCCAATCCTTGTGCGCTTTCCATGGCACCCATTGCGGCTTGATTGGCCGAAGACACCAATTTGTCTGCACCTTCCGTGATATTGTTCGAGAATTGTTCACCAGCTTCTTTCAAATCATTCCCAACTGAACTCAATGCATTCTTTATATCGCCTGTTTTATCGGCAATATCGCTTGTATCCACTTTTCCAATACCAAATAAACCAAGTAAGAAGGGTACCAATCCATTACTAGTATCGATTTTATCTATGTCATCTTGCCCAAACATCTCCTTTAGTTTTATTAGCGCCAATACGACTAATATTGCTAAAATACTCCAAAGAATAAATTTATACGATTCGGCAATTAATACTTTATTGGTTTCATTGGCAATGGCAATCAAACGTTCGCGCTGATATTCCGCCTTGGCAATTTTCTTTAGATTTTTATTTACGTCACTCATTGTATCAGCATATGATAACCCTTCACGAAGAGTAGTAAATGATTCAGTTTGGGGTTGTTCCATTTGGGGTTGTTCCATTTGGGGTTGTTCCATTTGGGGTTGTTCCATTTGGGGGTCATTGTTCCAGGTTGACGGCGGGGCGCTACTGGTTGTTTGTTGTCGATATTCATTTGTCTTTTCTTGCGTATCCTCAATCACCAAATTATTGGCGTCAATTGCAGGTTCAATATCTGGCAACTGCAACGAACCATCTTTCGGAATCATGTCTTTTACGTTACACTTGGTAGTACTTGACAGCACACCCCTTGATGGATAATGTGCATATTGTGCAGTGTCGATAACCGAATATTCGCGGTCTTCGTTTCTACATGCGGGGTCTTTGATGGAATCTTCCTTTATGTTTGGCACCTTCAAGACCAAATCTTTTGTGGGGTCAGGTACGCGCACCCCTCTTGGATACATTAGTGAACGGTCTTTCATTTCACATGTACCGATTTCAGTACCTGTGCCTTTTGTATAAACAAACCCACCACATTTTTCATCAGGGTCGCATATTTTACGGCAGTCGTTCATTGTTCCCTGGACTGTTACGCCCACGGGCATTGGGTTTGAAAGAGGCGCCACCGCGCCCTTTTTAGATACATAACCGGTGGAATACAGCTTTGGTACAATAACTGCGTGTATCTCACCTAAAAATTTCTCGTTAGGATTATTCAACCACCCACCAATTGTTACTGGACCGTTCGTCGTCATTACTGCATTCTTTGGTTTAGTAAACGAATCTTTCTGTATCTCACCTGTTGATACATGTATAAGTGTAATCGTCATCGTTGTTGGAGTATTAATTATTTTGAGAAAATAATGCACGCCGTATTTAACAATGACATTGGCGTCATACGTACTTTGTTTGAAAGACCAATGTATTTTATTTTCGGGTGAAATCCATACACCCCAACCACGAGTGTTTACGTTATTATACATATCTCCAATCAAAGGTCGCCATGATGGCGCGGGTCTTTCGCATTTTCCGGATATACATTGAAACTGTTGAGGACCGCAAACATCGTTAGGATAAGCTTTACCACATATACACTTACCATCGGCTGCTCTGGCTTGGGAATTATACGCACATTGTGGATAACATTCACCTCCAATTGCCCCCCAGGCGTCGCTAGATGCACCGCATTTACCGTTTACTAGCGATGGTCTAGTTTCAAGTTCAGACCTATTCATATTTTGAGCAGTATATAACTCAAATCTAATATTCAATTCCCAATTCGGCATATTACCTAATGGTGGAAACGTATTTTGTTTTTGTACTTGTTTAAGACCATACGTATTGTTATTATAAAATGTATCATATCCTTTTAATGTAACATATTGCCCATTTTGTTCAAATGGCAAACCTGATTTAGATCTTGTACATCTATTCGATAGACATTTGAATGCTGAATTACAATTTTGATTCGAACCTCCTTGGTTACATATACACGTGCCATCGGGATGTCTAGATTGGCTATTTACCGAACATACCTGTAAGCATTCGTTATTATGTGGCCACCATCCCGCTGGACAAGGAGGCGCGGGTCTAGATTCAAGTTCAACATTTGACTTATACGTTAGTGCAGATTGCGGATATTCATGTTTCTCGCCGTTATGGTTGATGTAGGCTAACTTACCAATCGGACCATTATCTACACCAGTGGGTCCACCTTTTTTGAGGGAATATAATCCTGCAGAGTAACCGCGACTTGTCCTGTTTCCATATACCCGCGGTAGCACCGTAGTTGGATATGCTTTCATAAATCCATCCTCATCCCCTTCTTTATTATTTACTCGGTGACATGAATTACCGGTTTCGTCATATTCAAAATAATTACTTACACTTGGATTTTCTATACCAGGAGTTGAAATATAACAGGCCCCTTTATCAGCATTCTTATTTTCAGATTCAATTAGAAAAAATACAGAACTACCAAAATCTTCTGCACGACGTTTACATTGCGATATAGAGGCGTCGTTTAAATCCCATTGTCCTACAAAATCGAACGCCCCGATCCCACTACGTTTCACAGTATAGCATCCATTTTTTACGGGACCGGCCATGTCAAAATCGGCCGAAGGTCTCTCACTCACAAAAACATTTCCGCGTTCATTCCCACATGAAAACACACCTTTTCTATTGTGACTAGTCTTAGGGTCGCGTATATTTGCATTTACCAACATAAAAACCGGGTTTTTTCGTCCAGTATCCGATGCTGAATACACCATATCATACGGTTTAATACTATCCCATGTTCCAGCAATTTTAATTTTACTCATAGTTTCGGGTCTGGGGCATCCAATTACGCTAGTATTCTGCTTCATTTTATCCGTTTGAACCCAATTATCCACCGGACTATTTGGAGAATTCCATATTTGAAATATACCATCTTTCGTAATATATCCATATTTTATACTTCCAGCCGAATCAGTGACTTCCACCCATGTTATGCGCGGGTTTGAAGGATTCTTATTGTCAATAAAATCCATGGTTTTGACTAATTTGTTATTATACGCAATTTCTTGTTCTGAAAACTTTTTTGCATCACTTGCAATGTCTTTCACAAGGTCTTCCGTTTTGATGCCGGATGTTTGGACTTCAAATCCCTCATTGGGTAAAATGGCTTCAATAAATCCATGAACCATATTTTGAAATGTAGTACCAATACTAAGTGATGGATTGGGTTCAGTGTGATTATCTCCTTTATTATATACGACATTAGTCGTACCGACATTAGTCGTACCGACATTGGTAGACGATGACATTGTTGGTTGTTTTAATAATACCTCACGTGTAGCATTTGAGTTTTGAACATGTCCGGATGAAACACTTGCATTTTTTACTAAATCATTCGAATTTTGGTAAAACATTATGTAACAAAGACCGAGACTACTATATATACCACCGAATATTTTTACATAATGTTTACTTATCACATATGTTATTGTGCGTCGCCACTATCACCGTCGATACCGCCTTGTATACTTTTCATTACGGCGTCAAACTCCGTAAAAAATGATTTCAATGTTGCATGTAGAAAAATGACTATCAGTAAAAAGAAGGTTACACCTACCCACCATAATCGCCCTGTCCAGAACTCCGGGTCTGTAATATACCGTATCACCATTAGAATATTTCCTTTCATATCCCATCCAAATGACGATAGAATAAATATAATCACGACAATTGCGATTATCCACCAATTGGTCCACCAACCAAACCCTTTAAATTGTTTCAAGATTTCCAACTGTTCAGTTAGTGATAGTTTTGATGTATAGGAAGCATATCCTGCAATAATACATATTGCAAGAATGGAGTAAAATATGAACCGATATTTACGAGAATATAACGCTCTCTTTTCATTCACTTCCATATAAACGTCACTTATGACTTTACGCTTGTCGCCTTTCTCATAATTACCCGAAATTGCAGCAGATCCATCTTTCATATACTTATTAATATTTTCCATAAGTGCGTTTGAATCTGCTGCTGAACCAACGATTTCATTTAAATCAGTATTGATACCCGCATTAGATGCTTCGGCAATATCTTGAACGAGAGAGTTCACGCGTTCTTGTATACTTTTCAGTTGGGTTGCCTTATTCAGGGTATCTGCATTTGTTATTCCCAGTTTTGTATACTTATTAGCACCAAAACCAGCCGTTCCCTCCATCGTGGAATAACCATTTGAGTCTGTGAGAATGGTCTCCGCACTATTCGGAGCATCATACATCAATCCATAACAGTGGTTGTTCCATGAGACTTGTCCTGGGTTTGAAGATAATGTAGGGTCGCCAGTATATACAACCTTCTTAAATACTCGCAGATCCCGTGCGGCCATATTCCAGCATTTTAAAGAGTTGTCGTTAAGGGTATTCGAAAGACCGGGTCCAGGCGTTACCTTTCCAACATATTTCCAATGCTCACCGTAATCCTCACCGGGTCGATAGTCTCTAGGAATTACTGTATTTGATATTGCGTTTTTGTTTGATTCTTGAGTAAATGTAGCCGTTGCATTACCCGCAGTGACACTTGAGACCGCCGGTGTATATGTATTTACGTAACTGTTATACGTTGCACTTAGTTCTTTCAACTCCTCCATTTTAGTTATTAATTGTGAATATTCGGAGTTACTCATTTTCGTTCTTGTCGTGTTTTACAAAACTCTATATTATAACTGATACATATAACATAGAATACATTCCTAGGATACATAAGTGCGCAGGGTAGTTCTCTTATTATTAATTGATGGTATATTCAATATCTGTGTCATCTTTGGTCACACTTACATCTAAATTGTAGGTATATGAAAAGTAATAATACACCGCAAAAATCACAATAAGCGCCAAAATGGCCACACCTAAAAGTGATACTCCAGTTCCATTCGATGTTTCTCCTCCTTCGGCACCCGGGGTTACAAACATGAACGCAAACTTGAATATCAGCAATAAGGCCACTAGTATAATGAAGCACCAAAATACATAGACTACTGGATAATAATAATTGCCCAGCAATTTTTTAATGAATCCTAAAATATCATCATCGACGGACGCCCACTTTTCGGCAAGCGTCTTGTCTCGTTGAATAATTGTTGTATTGGCCGCATTATTCAGTAGGTTCTGGTTTTCCTTCTTTATTTCTGCAACCGTATTGTCTATTTTTTTCTTAATATCGTCTAACTTGGTATTGATTGACGGAGCTACACTTGCGCGAAAACATTCGCTGTTTTCTTTCATGGGTGATTCAGTTGCGGTCGGTATCGCATCATATTGGTTTCGTGTAAGTACGATTGGTTCTCCTACAACGGATGTTAAACACGACGAGTGGCGTTTATCCGGCCATATCCCCTTTTCGTAGACATGTTTTTTACCTTCAACATCTACCCACGCGAATACATCTTCTGATGATGAAGCACCTGGAAGTTTCACGTTTTTCGCAGTGATACACGGTCCATAATTCCCCATATCATAACTGGCTAAATCCGAAAACCGCGCGAATCCACCACCGGTAGTACCGCTGCTAATATCCACGAATGACGTTGGTTTTATCTTGAATGGGTTATCATTAGTCGTTATTGATTCGTCTCTTTCGATTTTGGGACACGTCTTATCGTCATACAATAGAACCGACGATATATCTTTATAGCGATGTGTATACCCGAATGGGTTGACATAATAATACGCAACACTTTCGCCGGGTTCTGACCCCGACCCCGACCCCGAATGCGACAAATCCCTCACAATCTTATTCAGGTATTGACTATTTGTTTGTAAAAATCGTGACCTTGTAACTAAATCGTCTGTATATAATCGATACTGCGTTGTATAATCCGTCGTAAGTTCGCTTAATTTCTTTTCCAAATCGAGCAGTTTCTGACTTTTACCGGCACTCGTAGTTCCGCTTTTTGAGACCGATACAGACGACGACGCGTCATCATTCGTGAGACCTTCCTTATACGAAACAACCCCGACCCGTTTGTCCATATTTGCAAGTTGTTCTGTAAATGGTTGAATTGGATTCTTGTCCATGTCGTATCGTGAGTAATTCACAAGGTCGCCCTGAAGTAAGTTCATGTTCATGGATGTTCCAGTCAGCGTACCCATACCATCCTTCACGTCTTTCGCGCCGTTCACGCCGTTCACGCCGTTCACGCCGTTCGTGTCTTTCGCGTATTCTGTCATCAAAGATGACATTGTATTATTCAATGTCGCATCATCTTGAATTGTTAATCCTTCAATTGTACCGATTCTTTTATTATCATAATTGTCGAGAGAAAATGGTGTTGAATTCGGAAATAATACTTGTTGTTGTATTGACATTTACGTATGTTATATATAATGAATATTATAACATACATACCGTGTTTACTATACTAAATCATCGAACCCGTTATTCACGTTTAGATAATGAATAAGGATTGCTGGTAAAAAGATTACCGACACGTGAGCGCCCGCTATTTCCTAATCCTAATCCACCGAATCTACTAAATAATCCTCCACTGCCACTTCCGAATCGAGTAGACAACCAACCGCCTACACCACCAAATCCTAATACTCCACCTCCCCCTCCGCCATCTCCGCCACCTCCAGAAAAACCAAATGACTGAAGAAGTTGAATACTTACGATGAAGATACCGAAAAACACCAATATAATATTCAAGAATTTCTCGCGATATAATTTGTTCTCTTGATACGCGATTTCTTCGACTGTAATTTTTATATTTTTACGTTCCTTATAGAATTCTGCATCGTTTGGTACGCTGGAACTAGCGCCAGATACTCGTAATCCATTTACCTTTTTCTGGATCTCCTTTTCGAGTAAATTATTCACTTGGATTAATCCGTATAATCCTTTAAATTTCGCATGGTCATTTTGGATACTGGCCAGGTTTGACATCGTATTATTAACATAATCGGGAATCGATGGTGTCGTGTTGACTCCATTCATAATTGCATGAATTCCAGTTCTATATTCCTGGACCATCTCATCTTGTTCATTAAACAACATGCTATAAAGTCGGTATACATTTGTACCATTTGTTGGGTCGGTTTGTCTGCGTAACCAATATGATGGATTTCCGGCTTCTGCATTGGCAGTTGTAAACTCTGTATGTAAACGGTCAATTATCTTAGTTGCATTACATAAAATCATATTTTGTTCGGTGGCCACGATTCCATCATCTGGTCCATTTTGAATTTTAAATCTAGTACTACCAGAATTACAGGCCATTTTATAACGATAACAGTTATAGTATCGTTATAAAAAATAATTACACACACCCACACACATTCCTATTATCAATTCGCGACACAATACCTATAAAACAGACTTGTGACAGATGTCTTGCTTGGTCTGGTTATTTTGCATATTTGACCGGGTCGCATACCAATCGCTAGTGCGACAGGGTCGTATCGCGAAATACTCGGCATTTGTTTGGTGTCTGTGATATTGTATTTTTTGAGAACTTGTTCTTGTTCGGCTTCATTGAGAACAACGTGTTCGGGAACATATTGATGCTCCAATAGATTGAATTGGAGTCGGTCGAGAGAATGAATCACAATGAATATCCGGTCCTTTTCCCAAATCTCGTTCAGAATACCGACAAGCGTATCATTCACCTCTTGTTTCATAACAATAATGAGTGTATCGGTGGGTTGAAGCACTTGTTCAAGATAGAACAGGTCGTCAATCATATGGTTGATATTCTCTCGGCGGAGTGTTTTGGCTAAATAATACTTCACATATACTTTTTGGGCGGGATGGATGTCTTTTTCGGTTGTGAGTAACATGTCTAGTTGGTTGTTCACATACATGGTTTGTACTTCCGCCACACCATAATCCGTGTAATTCGTCACATCCATTCCTTGACGTGCGAGTAACTGGAGAAGAATATTGCGGGATTTGAATAATGCAGAGATGGTTCCACTGCTCACATGCGCCATTGAATGAAATCCGAAATGGTGTGAAATGAATGAAATCCGATATGGAATGTATTATATATTAATAATAAATCTTTATTATTCAATTTTATAGTTTGATGGAAAACGTTTTCACACCTTGAGCATTTGGTTCGGGTCCGCCGCCATTCCCGCCGCCGACCTGTGGCAGTCCTTGTCCTGGTCCTTGTGCGGTGCCTTGTGCGGGGTTTTGTCCTAGCGGTGGTCCCTGCGCCTGTCCCGCGCCCCCGCCGCCGATTTGCTGTATCGGCATCATTCCCGTCATTGGCATTGTAGCCACAACAGGTATATTCATTGTCGGAAATCCTGTGTTGGTGGTCATGGCGCCTGCGCCACCACCCGTCATTCCCGGTCCGGCAGCCGAGACACTCGAAGTTCCATATTTTGAACTTAAATAATTCTCAACGACACCCATTGGGATTTGCGGTATATATTTGCCACCACCGCCGCCACCGCCACCGCCACCGCGTTGTCTACCACCACCTTCAAACATGGACGAGTAAGCGGGTGACGTTGGTGTTCGCGGAGTGTTTCCGTCACTTTCGGGTATTTCCGCGTCATTCTCGCCATATTTTTCAAGCATCTTCGCATTAAACGACGCAACAGCGCCGCGCACCTGGTCTGCATCAACCTCGCCTGCAGGAGTAGATGAACTTGTAAATTCAGGTGTCATTGGCAGAATAGATGTTGCTGCATCTTGGTCCATCTCTCGGCGTATTGCATCCAATTTCACGCGTTCATCCGTCAAACGCGTCATTTGGACCTTTAATCGTTCTTCTTCCGCCACATTTCCTTCACGTTTTGCGCGGTCGATTTCACCCGATACGCGCGCGGTTTCCTTCGTATTCGTCTCGATGTTTCGCAGATTTTCCGCCATTGCCACATTATCACCTTCGACTGGACTCTTCATTTTACGGCGCGTATATCTCTCGATAAGAGTAATAATTGCGAGAACCCAGTTCAACGGTTTGCGAATCTTACGCAGTTCATCCACCATTTCACTTGGAGCAATTGGAACATCATCCGGGTAGACGAGCATTTCAGACAACCACCCATCGGGAAACCGTGTTGGGTAATCTCCCGTCCATTGCCTTCCACTAATCGTCCATCTCTCGGTAGGTTCACCTTGTTTGTCCATGATGACTGACTCGAGGACAAGGTCTTCACCGGTGATATCGCTGGGTTTCAATGGTTCTGTCTCGCCGCCGCCGCCGCCGCCTCGCCCGCGCATTTGTCGTGCAATATCGTCTTTTAAGGCAAATCGCCAACCTAAATTACGAATACTATGTTTGGTATCAATATCCAAGTCCATAATAAGTTCTTCTGGGTGTTCGTCTGGGTCGAATGTAGCCGCCGCCGCCTTCGCCGCTGCACCACGACCACTACTCGCGGCAGCCGCGGCGTCATCTTCTTCGCTACGACTTGGCAGATAAACCCGACTTCCAATTGCGGCTTCTTCTTCTTCTTCTTCTTCACCCGCCGCACCCACCGCCGAACTGTCATTCTTACGCGCAGCGGCCATATCGCGCGGTCTCAATCCCGCTGCCAACCGATTTCTCTCGATGATGTCATCGACACCCATCGCACCCTTGCCGTCTTTCAGTACCTTGTACACATTCTTGGAATACGACATACTGGGGAGTTGGTCGATATTATCTTCTGTTATGATACGCATCTGGACATTCATCACCAGTAATTCCTGCATAAGGAGTTTGAGGCAGTACGGAATACGAACAATACTGAAGGAACGCCCGAACTTCGTCATATGAATTACACTCGCGCCCGTCGTCGCGCCCGTCGTCGCACCCGCCCCCGCCCCCGCACCCGCCCCCGCATTGGCGTCCGTGAGACTGCCCGAGTATTGAATCGGTCCATCCACCATGGGACTCATGAACAGGTTCTGGTTCGGATTATAAATCGCAATCATTCCTGACTTATTACAAACGGCCATATGATATTCATCACCGCGCACCATGAGCGACTCGTTCAAGAAGTGCGCGGCACCGTGACCTAGAATACCGTCGCGCTCCATTTCACCCACACGAAGACCACCGTCATTTGCGCGACCTTGCACCGTTTGGCGCGTAAGTTGTGTGCGTGGACCCTGCGAACGATAGTTGATTTTATCCTTCACCATTTGTTTGAGACGCATATAATAGGTTGGTCCGATATAAATATCGCTCTTGATTTGCTCTCCCGTCATTCCATTGTATAACACCTCCGTTCCGGATGAGTGATACCCATATTCCGTCAATACCGAACCGAATGATTCATGTTTTGTCCCATTATTTGTATACGCTGTGCAATTGCCGAACCCGCCGTGAAGCACACACGCCTTTCCCATGAGCGATTCAATAAGTTGCCCGATTGTCATACGCGTTGGAATCGCATGGGGATTGATAATAATATCGGGGCGGATTCCATCCTTCGTGAACGGCATATCCTTTTCGGGAATAATCAACCCGACTGTCCCTTTCTGACCGCAACGAGAGCAGAATTTATCACCGATTGCCGGAAATCGTTCTTCGCGGATACGTACTTTACCAATACGGAATCCCTTCTCACCTTCCGTCATGAAGGCCTTGTCTACGAATCCGAGTTGTCCCTTCTTTGGCATGGTCGACATATCGCGCATTTGACCGCCGTCATTATGAATACTGACCGACCCCATTCCGATGACGACCTTCTTATCATCCATCTCTGTATTCTCTCGAATAAGACCATTGTCGTCAAGGTAGCTGTAATCATAACCGGGTTTGATTCCAATCGCGCCTTCTTTCTGAATATTCGCGAATCGGGTATCACGCTGTGCGCCGCGGACACTACTGCTTTCCTCGCGCGCCTCGTACATATTGTAATACGTGATGCGAAACATCCCGCGCTTGATGCTGGCTTCATTGAAAAGAATCGAGTCTTCGACATTGTATCCATTGAAGGACATAATTGCGACGACGGCATTGAATCCGCATGGATGCTCTTCGTGATTGATGAGGTCGAGGTAGCGACTCTTGACGATGGGGATTTCGCCATTATTGATGATGACGCCCATTTTATCAATACGGACTTGGTAGTTGCTATGATAGAGTGACGCGGCCTGCTTGGCTTGTCCGCATCCGAAAACATTACGCGCCACTGGGTTATTTTCTGGAAAGCAGATTTGGTTTCCCATGACACCCATGAGAAGTGATGGATGGATTTCAACATGTGTATATTGTTTACCGTCACTGGAGAGGACGCGTGCGCGGTGGCGAAGGTGGCGACGGCTGTGGCGACGGTGGCGACGCTTTCGCGGACTTTTACTCCGGCCGCCGCCTTCTTGAACTCCCCCCGACTTGGCGCCCTCGCCCTCGCCCTCGTCGCTGCTTTCACTGCTCTCACTACCGCTACCGCTACCGCTACCGCTACCGCTATCAGACGCACGGTCCGCCGCCCCATGTTTCCGCTTTTCGCCAGTAACGGCATCCACCGTGACCGGTCTCTCGAACTTATGACTCATGGATATCAGCGTGGACTCCGTCTCCGACGTATCAATGTATTCGATAATCGCCTGCGTCGCCTTCAAGCGCCGAAAATCCTCGATGGTATTCACCCGCGCAACATCCTCGCTCACTTTCTGCTTTGCCGACAACGCCGACGTATCCTGTGCGCGACCATACAATTCATCAATCGTATAATAATTACAATGGGATGGTTTGAATGTCGGGTCAGATTTCGCGGTAAATCCGGTCGTCATCTGCTCCCATGACGCCTTCCCGCCACGAATCATCTCCATGATTTCATCTTTATCATAACTGGGTCGCCCAGTATCATCGTCGATGTAGAAAATCGGGCGACATAATCGACCAGCGTCAGTGTATACATGGATTTCGTTGCTTTTAATATCCCAACGGCAACTCACATAAATGGGGATAAGCGCATTACGCCGGTGAAGTCGAATAAGACGCATGGTCTCCTCTGGCCGTGTCACCGCACCAACCCATGTTCCGTTGACAAACACCTTCGTGGTATAATAAAGAAACATTCGCGTACATTCTTCAAGCAACTGCATTTTCACGACTTCGCGCAACCACAGTGTCATGGGGTAGGCGGAACATTGGTTCGTAATTCGCGCTCCAAACGCGAGATGTTTATGAAACCCGATATTCGCGCCATCGGGTGAATCAACGGGGTCAATCATACCCCATTGCGAACCGTGGAGCATACGTGGCGCTACGACCTTTGCGCTACTATCCATCGGCAGGTTGATTTTACGCAGGTGCGAGAGAAATGAATTGTAGGACAGGCGATTCAAGTCCTGGATGACCCCAATACGCTTTGTATGGTCAGTCGCGCCCCAATTCCCTTTAAACGCCTTCTTGAATCCGTCTTCGACGATACGTTCGCGGAAGAATTCCTGGTAATTCATCTGGATAAGACCGATGAAATTCTTCTCGTATTTCTTGGGGTCTTTGAAATACTCGCGGTCCATGGAAAGTCGGATATGTTGCTGCTGAAGCGCATAATACTCTTTGAAGAGATCGTAGATAAGCGTCCCACTTAACTCGATGCGCTTGAATTTGAAACTGTCGCGGTCGGTAGGTGCGTCGATTTTGAGAGATACGCGGAGTAACTTGTACACCATATTCCCGAGAAAATACGCTTTTTGAATATAATTTGTCTCGCCCACCTGGGGGAGGAAGTAGTTCATGAGGATATCGTGGACTTGCGGAATCGTCTTGGATTTCGTGAGTGTCGCAATGAACTTAATCGCGCCTTCCTGTGTGAAGATTTTATTCGCGTCGTGGATGGAGGGGATGAAATGGTCGAGGAGTTCGGCGTTCTCATCGAGGTCGAGGAGGCAAAACTCGAGTATTTCGCGGTCCGAGATGACACCAAGTGCGCGCATCACGATGAAGAGTGGGACGGGTGAACGCACATTCGGAATATTCACGACGATTTGTTTGTTCGTGAGAAGGGTCGTCGGCGCGACGATACGAACAGACAATGTGCGTTCGGGTTTGGACGCATCCTCGCTAACGGTGCGAATATCGGCCGCATGGGTGTATACATTGTCTTCGTTGTTTTCGCGAATATAAATCATATTATCCGCGAACTTCTCCTGCGAGATAATCGTCTTTTCCTTGCCGTCAATAATAAAATACCCTCCGTGGTCGTTCTTGCATTCGCCCATATAAAAGCGGGCTTTGGGTTCGAGACCATGCAGTATACATTGATTGGATTGAATCATGATGGGGAACCGACCGAGAAGTATTCTCTCGAGCGTGGCAGTTGTAAGTTCGACGTGGCGACCGTTACCGCTATCCGGCGCTGCGATTTTAAACACGACATCCACGTCGTAGTGAATCGTTGTGCCGTATGTCATATTACGCAACCGGGCTTCATTGGGGAACATGTAATGTTCGCGGTCATCGTCATAGATAATCGGTTTTCCGAAATAGACCTTGTCGCCATTCTTTCCACCTAAATACAACTCACAGCGGAGATTGAACTCTTGAGTATCTGGGTCCTGCTCTTTTTGAAGGATAATCGGGTTTCTCTCGCGGAATATCTTGAAAATCCCTTTTCCGAAGAAGTCATTGTATGAATCGATATGATGACGAACCATCATTTGTGGGTCATCCTCAAATAGACGCTGGATGACTTTCCAAGGCAACTCTGGGTCAGAATCCATTGTATGTATATATTGCTACGATTATATACCTACTTACATTTCATATTACATATTATTTATGTCTGCTTCGCGACGTGTGAAGTACGGCGACCCTAAAAGCGCATGGATAATCCACTAAACGCGTCATTATTCGGTCCAATAACGATTGGTGTACTCACCGCATTCATCTTATTTGTATTACGCAGTTCGGCAGCTCCGAACAATAATATGGCGAATAATAAAATAAAAGGGAAAAGCAGTATAAACCAGGCGAAATTGGTGTATCCACGCGAACAGATGAAGTTCAAGAGCCATGTCCAGAAGACGATGAAGAGTATTTCAACGATGAAAATCGTGGATGTATTCGCGACGTTACAACTTACATTCCCGAAACAGTAACTGTGGGTATTTTCCAGGTTGTCGAAAATCATCATAAAAATCGAAATAACCGAGATAATGAAATAGATGAGTGCTGGAGTGCATAGATTCTGGATTTTGTTGATAATACCGTCCATCGGGATAAGATTGTGTGTGTATATATTAGTATTTTACAAAAATATTCCGTGATTTCGTGATTCCGTGATTCCATGATTCCGTGATTCCATGATTCCATTTCATTCCATTACATCTGGTGTAATAATGGTTGTCCTATCGGTTGAATTGTCGGGTCCGATGTACGAAATGCCGTAGCCGGACCTTGTACTGCATGAACTATACTTGACGGAACTTCGGCAACCCCACGGAGTCCAGAATTGGCCACAAGTGGTAAATACTCCGCCATTCCCCCGCTTTGTTCGCCAATAAAATGGCGGTGTTTGCGACCGCGTTTATTGCCCTTACGACCATGACGACGACTGCGACGACCGCCAAACATACCTTTTTCGACCAAGTGGTTGCTACTCTGTGGAGGTGCTAAAGTATTCGTATTCAATGCAAAATGGTTGCCACTATTGTTTGCATAGGCGGAGGCCGAACCGGCCGTTTGATGCTCCATACTGCTAGGATGCCAGGCCGAACCCGTACCGACTAGATTACTTCCGCCTGACTGGCATCCTTTTTGTGACCATTTGTGTGTCTTACGCTTCTTGTCGGTGCGACTGCGACGTTTACTGCTGCTGCCACCGCAAGCCTTACCTTTTCGATACTGTTTACGAGTACGAGTACGAGTACGATTACGACTGCTTGATGCCATTTATGTATGTATTATTATACTAACGATAGAAAAATAATACGTCTGGTGGGGGGGGGGCACTGCGTCTAAAGAATATCTAAACAATATCCACATGTGTCAACATATGACGACGGCAACACATCTTCGTCAATCCAAGCGCATCCATAACTTCGCCTTCCGGCGTCTTGTCGATATATTCCGCGGTGAGGTAGATAACCTTGTCGACGTCGAGATTCCGGGAAAGTTTGATTTTACGCACTTCGGCTAAATAGTATCGGTATTTGTCGGCAAGAACTTTGCCACAGGTGAAACATTTGACGGGGATGATCATGGTGGGTGTTGATGAAGTAGTGGAGTAGATGGCGTGGGGTTATTGATATATGAATACATATTGTTTTTATATATCAATTTTTATTCATCAAATATTAACTCCTGCATTTTGTAATTCAGTGATTATTTTGTTTTCGTTATTGAAAGACTCTTTACCGATTGTCTTTAAAGTATCTACAGTTAACCCCGGCTTTATTTGCGTGTATTTCTGAACAATAGTAAATGCTGCGTCATTTGACATAAGTAGAGGCATCAAATCATCTGCCCCCCCCCTCATCACCTTCCGACTCTTCCTACGACGCACATTCTTCAATGTACGCTTCTTGCGGCGTCCACCGTTCTTCGACTGCGACTGAGACCTCTTCTGCGACTTCGAACTATAATTTGGCATTTTATACTATAAACGCATAAAATAAAATACGCGGCGCATGATTCCCTCGTATTTTATTCATAAAATGGCTTACTGAAACAGTGACATCACCCGTTGAAGTTCGGCCTGGTTACCGAACGGGTGATTCATTCCGTTTCTGGACCGAGATAGTGAACTACGACGTTTGGTCGAGGGTGATTTGGATGGTGAAGATTTGGAAGGCGACGGAACCTGATATCCCCCACTCTGCTTCTGCTGTTGGTTATTCCCTTGATTCATTTTTATAGAATACGGATATAATAATATTCAGTCATTCCATTCGCTACGCCTTAATCGCCCCCTCTTTCAAACACCCCCGCCCTCCAACACATTCGCCTAAATAATAATAATACGCAATATCTCGTTCTTGGTTCTTCTCATCTTTTATGTCATACGGGCGCTTCGAGTTCCCCGCCACACATTTTCCAGGAACTTTGACGCTATCGGACCGACCGCCTGCTCTAGCCTTGGCTTCGGCCGTATTCATAACAACAGCGGGGTCATTATCTCCTTCAAATCCGGTATATTTTGTCCATCCGCAGCAGCATTTCGTCCCGCACATCGTGTGCGTTTTCATGGTATTACATGCGCGTTCTAATTCTTCCGGCGACTTCTGATGCATGACACAAAATGCATCACTGCATCCCGTATGTATTTTCTCTAGTTCAGCCTCAGTGTACTTACTACCGAACGCCTCTTTCAGTTCATTACGCATGCTGATTACAGGAACTGTCCACGGAACATCCGTGGGAATATCTCTACTACCTTGTACGTCTTGTAATGTATTTGGTTCAATATGTACTTTTCGTTCGACTACTCCAGGCGTCGTCGTTGCATCCGTCGCACCCGTCGCCGCGCCGTCACCACTCGCTAAATCAATATAAATAATACCTCCCAGTAAAATCATCACGACTACTAGAATCGCGCCAATATTCTTGAAAAACGACTCGCCTAAACTGGTTCCTTTGAATGCCGTTACGCCACTTTCCGCGGAAGACGAAAAGAAATCCCGAGCGTTACTTGCACCCGTCATCCCCGCTTCTTTGATGGCTGTTAATGCATTTGAGAATTTATCCATTGTCGTTTATGTTTATGTTTATGTTTATTGACGTACTACCAATTACATTAGATATAGATTATAATGCCGTCGCCGTCCCCGTCCCCGTCCCCGTCCCCCGCGCTTTCGCCACAATCCGCACCCCCTTCCCCGTTTTCACCTTCACGTGTTCTACCCCCGTCGTGTGAATCTCTCGGTGACAGTCCTCGCATATCGACGCCAGATTTGCGGGATGATTCTTATGGATGTGTCCGATAAAATTATCAGCGTCAGCACTCTCTTGATGCTGAAGATGGTGAATCTCGGTCCCCCGCGCCTTCTCGCATAGTTCGCATAATCGTCGCAGTTTCGCCGCATTATACCGCGACGGCGTAGCGTCGTCTAAAATACTCGCGGTCGGTGTTTTCGTGCTAACCCCGCGATATTTCACGCGTATCGTGTTCGCATTCTCCAAGAAATCATCGGGTAGATGCAGCGATTTACATACTTCCAGTCCATACATGCTTTCCCCCGCGCCGTCCTGGAGTTTCCGGTCGTAGACGAGTGTGTCGCGCGCTTTGTCGTAAAAGACGCGCATATGTGCGAGTCGGAGGCGCGGGGCCATCTCTCGAATCTCCGAGTATCCCGCGATTTCATGGAGATGTGTTGCGAAAATAAATGACGCGCCGGCGTGGTAAAGATGCTGTAACCCCGCTACAAATATACTAATCGCAGAATCCATCTCCGTTCCAGAGCATAACTCGTCGCCTAATACGAGTGTGCATCGGTCGGCCATTCGCAATATGACGCGGAGTTCAGACATTTCCACGACGAACGTAGACAGCCCCTTAAATAAATTATCATTCCCGAGAATGCGCGTCATGATGGCGCGGTAAGGGCGGTATACGAATCCGGATGCGGGGACATAAAATCCGGCCTGCGCCATAATCACGGCAACACCGATTGCGCGAATAAGACTCGTTTTCCCGACAGCGTTCGTCCCGTAGAGAAGCATCCCATCTCCGTCGAGTGTAACGTCATTCGTTATGTAACATTCGTCTTCATTGATTCTCTCGATGAGGCAATGACGAAGACCTGTTGCGCGGACAAATGACGCGCCGTCGTTATCGACCGCACCCGCGCCCGCGACCTCGGGTCGACAATACCGGTACTTCCGTGCAACGTGGCACCGATTCTGTATCATGTCTACTGCGCTTACAAACGCCACCATATTATCGAAATCGTGGTAGTATTCGTGCAACGACCCGATAAACTGGGAATAAATCATCGAGACCATATCCGAGATTTTCACACGGAGTGAAACAACCGATGCGCACAGTTCGTAGATTTGCTGACTATGGATGGTATTATTACTACTAGATGCAGTGGGGAATGTCAATGCGGATGTATCAAACATAAGAACGCGGTCGCCGCTGCTGCCGCCACCCCCGCCACCCCCGCCGCTGCCGCCACCCCCGCCACCCCCGCCGCTGCTGCTACTGCCCGGTATTGTGATGGTTATAACCTTTCCCCCGGCCCCTCCCGGGAGTTTCTTCACCCGGTCTTCAATGAGTTTTGTGCGCCGTTTCGTGGCCTGAAGCGAAATCCCCATTTTATCGGTTTCATGGAGTTTGACATAATCCGGTTCATTACCCGACCCCCCGCCGACACTAAACGATTTTTGTTCGCCGGCCAGAATCAACTCATTCAAAACTCGTTGCACCTCGTCGAGAGATTTTTGTACTATCCGATACTCATCGGTGAGTTTATCCAATTCCGCGGATATTCCGCGTTGAATAATATTCGTTTCAAATAAGGTGTCCGTGATATCGCGACACAACTCGATATTCAGTGTCTTCTCGAATAAGTCCAATAGAAGCGTGCTTTTCCCCACCACGTCATTCTGAATACTGTGTCTCTCGGAAAGGTATCGTATAATCTCGGAATCTCTCAAACACGTCGAATACAATTCGCGAATATGGCGCAAATTATGAAAGAGGCAATGGGCGTGATACGGTGTAATCTTGCGCAGGATAATATGACGGTGAAGTTTCTCGATGTCTTTCATATAGGATAATCTCTCGCGCAGGGTCGTAGCGTCCAATCTCTCGGTGTCTACGCTTGCGCCCCCGCCCCCGCCCCCGCCCCCGCCGAGAGATAAGACATGAGCTGTCACTGCGTAGTCTTGTTCTAGTTTTTCTACACAGAATATCGGGTGTAAAATTGCGTATTTGTATGCGCGAGACCCCATAGGAGTCACGGTATGATTCAGAAGCGATAGTACTGAACTTAATCGTGTCGCGCCCGCGCCGCCCCCGCCGCCGCCCCCTCCTCCGCCCGCATTCCCGTCATCGATGATATTCAGTTGACGTAATGAATGATTGGCGAGTATCAATCTCTCGGACATATTTTCAAATACTGGTTCTTGAATCTTAGAAACCAGGTTAGGATTATGTTCGTAGATGAAGTTCAACAAATAAACAAGAGATTGCGTCGCAATTGTATAGTTCATAAATGATTGTTCGAGAGATTTGGCGCGACCATCCGGGTAAAATGTATTCAATACTTCCATTTGGTAGATTTGTTTGGTGCATCTCTCGGCTTTCGCTGCCGTCGCCGCCCCCGTCCCCGCCCCCGTCCCCGTCCCCGCCCCCGTCCCCGTCCCCGCCCCCGTCGTCACCCGATGAATCATTTTCGCCTGTATATTTGTATAATGAATGACGTCTTCTACTTCTCTCGCCGAGAGATTGGATATCAGAATCACCTCCGATGGAGTATTCGACGATATAAATCTCTCGACTTCATCATATGTGGTTGGATTATGTGCGTCTTTACTCTCTGTTTCAAAGATGGTAGCGCGTCCAGTGTATACGTCGATATTTGTCATTCCCATAACAAGAACTCGAGAGATTTTCTCAATCCAGATACATGCGATGTTATTGGACAGTGCAATGCTGCTGCTGCCGCTACCCCCGACACCCCCGCCGCCGCCACCGCCACCCGGCGCAATATCCGTAGAAAAGTAGGTTCCCGGCGAATAAATCCCTTGAAGGATGCGCACCGGCGGGGTCTTCAACCCATCCTGAACATACACCACCGCAGTATACCCGGCATCCTGTAGTTTCTTCAAATACTTATCTAGACCATAATCACGAAACCCCGCCATCACGATGCCAGGTATCTTATTTGCCTTCGCCAGTTCACAAATCAAGCAAAAGTCATCAATACGACTACCGGTGCATGTCGCGCCACCGCCCGGAGTAATTAATTGTCCGTACACCTCGAAAAACGCCCCCACCTGAAGAAGGACGACCGTATTCGCGCCATATTCCGCGGTGTATTTTTCGGTTAAAGCAAAATATTCTTTAATAAGAGCCATTGCAGAGTCGACTTAATAAAGAACCAGCGAATAATGACGATACGCTACTATATATCTCTCGCATTATACCTTTATTATATATTCATCACGCGCGTAATTTCCGCACGACATACCGGGCATTCATTTTTCGACATCTTGGAATAACACAGACCGCAACACACTTGATGTTCGCATGGAGAGAAACGTGCATTCACGCGATATTTTACACACAAAATACATTGGTCGGCGTGGCCGTCGCTGCCGTCGTCGGTGATTTCTTCGGGGTCAGGGAGATGCGTGATGGAAAGAAGAGCAGATGACGCCGACGGAATGGACGGAAGTTCCGGTGGATAATTTACAAACATACCTGGGTCCATCGTTAGACGCGTATAATACCCCAGATAACCTATTCGCGCAAATTGACTATCACATATACGGATGCGTCTTCGCATGGTGTCATTTCTCTCGTAATATACACTATTGTTATCATTTCGAGAGATATTGAATACAATATTCGGTGATACATTCGCGACATCGATGGTCACCATTTGATTCGCGAGTATATGAATATCATTTTCATAGACAAACGGGTCTGTGTCACGAGTCATATATGACTTTTTCACCATTCGATTGCGGTCATACACATAATCGCGATACGCCCAGATTTGATAAGAACGAGCACTAATCCAAGCCGGGTCGTTCGGAGGATGGTCAGTTAGAAAGACATAAATATCGTTGAGGTCGATGATTGGTATTGTAACCTGATTATTTTCCATGATTTCATGGACTTCTGATGTGATGTGCTGATGATTGAGGTTCAATCCGGGAAAACGTTCCACACACGCATCACTTCGCCGCACAATATAGGTTGGTGAATAAGGGTCGTTGTCTGGACGATATACAATCCATTCATCTGATACATACGGCTTTTCTCGAAAATGAAGATGTTCTGGGTCTTCTTTATAACTAGCATATGTGTCACGCATGCTGGGTGTGAGAAACTGAGGAGATGCGCTCCATGTATCGGTTCCAGGGAGTCGGATAGTTATGTTCATAACAATATGAGATTATATAATAGTATTGTTGTATGTTTATGTCCGTTATACGTATAGGCGTTGCATACATCTGAAATCCAATTCAACTTAAAACGTTTTCTATGTCGTTATATATTGGTCTAATCACAACATACTCCACGCA